AAATACACTGTGTAGATTTGATGTTTTGTCTTCGCCGCATTATACCTCTCCTTCGCAAACTTAACATCAAGCTTATGTGCAGCTTCTGTAGCTTTTTTTTATTCTTTTGTTTGTTTTTTATTTGACATGTTATAATATATAATTTAATATTTTTCTAAAAAAAAAAATATTAAATTAGCGGCGTTTTTTGGTACCTTTTCTGTGTTTTTTTTTACGTTTAGTTTTGCGTTTTCTTTTACGCGATTTTCTGCGTTTCTTTGTGCGGCGTCTTCTGCCTCCCTTGATATTTGGTGATAATTCTAAAATTACCATACCATCCGCTTCGTTGGTTTCTTTAAATTTATAAATTTGATTATTTTTCCACATATTACCAGGTTCTCTTCCTTTCAAAATATTAAACTCTGTTATGGTCGAATTGGCGACATACTTTCCATTGAAGGGGGGATAGTCTTGTGTGCTTTTTTTCGTCTTTGATTTTGTCACATTCGTATCACCTACAACATAGGAAATCTTCTTTTCAATACAGTTGTTTAAAAAATTTTTCCAATGCTTGGTGGTTGCTTGATTATTTTCGTCTTTCTTTGCTACTTTATCATTCACATGAACAACAACAACAAAAGTTTTTGTGCCCCCTTTTTCAACACTAAAAACACAATAATCTTCTTCTTTAATACAAATATCTTCGTTCTCCAATCCACCACCTTTGTGCAAATCATCTATTTTGGCTTCAGTTATCGTGATGTCGTTATCGTTCCAAGAGGCTGAATATACTTTCTCATATTTGAATTTTCCATCTTTATTTTCATCTTTACATACACGTAAATGGTTTATTTCGTTTTGTTCGTCTGTTGTAAATGTTTCATTTTTAGTATTATCATCGCCAAATAATAAAGCAGATTCACATAAAAATAATATTCCTTCTGGTGGAATTGATTTTATTACAAAATCTTCTACCAGCGAAGGAACCTCACCATTCTCACCTAATTTCTCTGCTTGAAGTGGTGCGTAGTCCGAATCTTCATCTACGTTGAATCCTCCTAAATTTTGTGCGTCCCAAATCTTGTTGTCCCCCAAAGATTGTAAGGTATAATATCCTTTGCCATCCTTTGCTGAATTAATATTGGTTTCGATTGCTTTAATCATCTTATTAATATCTTTCATTCCTGGCGGAAGACCAATTGTACCTGTAATACGTTTGACGAGTGATTCTTCTCCCTCTTTAATGTCTTTTTTTAGTTTGTTTTTAAACTCTGGTAACAACATCTTCTTTCCGGTCCCGATAAACTCGGTGTTCCATTTTTCTTGAATATATTTTATATCCTTATTCAAATTTTCTGCATCTCCGACTTTGTGTTTTAAAATATTTTTTACTATTTTAATAAATTCTCGAGTAAGAGCTGGACCGTGTTTATTAACATTTGCAGCCAAATCTTTAGGGTTTTCAGTCGTATTTTTTTTCAGTCCTTTACCCGGTGCTGAAAGTGCCATTAAATTACCAACTGTAAATGGAATATCTCCTTTTTCCCCCTTGGTAGTTGATAATAAAGCATGATCAAATAACATTGATGGGGGAATTCCAGCAGCAGTCATGACATTAGCAACATTAGATGGTGCTTCTTTAAATGCGATTTTTGTAACCATGTTATTATATATAATTAATATTTTTCTAAATTAAAAAATATTAAATTAGCGGCGTTTTTTGGTACCTTTTCTGCGTTTCTTTGTGCGCGATTTTCTGCGTTTCTTTGTGCGCGATTTTCTGCGTTTCTTTGTGCGCGATTTTCTGCGTTTCTTTGTGCGCGATTTTCTGCGTTTCTTTGTGCGCGATTTTCTGCGTTTCTTTGTGCGGCGTTTTCTACCACCCCAACGATAAATATCTTTTGCTTTTAATAGTGCTGCTTTGTCTTTTTTTGCTTTTAACATTTGTTTGGTATTGGCAGTCACATCGTCTTCCGATAATGCGAACCCTTGTTTTGCTTGTTTGCTGGCTTCCAATTCACGTCGCAATCGACTTACTTCTTTTTTTGCGCAGTTTGCATTACATTGTTCTAAATTAGACATGTTATAATATATACACATAATTAATATTTTTTCTAAAGTATAAAAAAAATATTAAATTTAGCGGCGTTTTTTGGTACCTTTTCTGCGTTTTTTTCTACGCATAGTTTGCGATTTTTTCACAAGACCCTTTGTCATTTTCTGGAATTTTTTGCCTTTATTTCGTCGAGCAAGGTCGATGTATTTACCCAAATTCTTTTGTCTTTTGGCGGTGGCGCTTTTTCTTCTGGAAACAATGTTGCCGTTTTTCTTTTGCATCAAATGCTTTTTGGTAAGGGCTTTTTTACCTGGGTTGGTTTTGTATGCAGTTCCGTTCCAAACTTGGCGTCTGGAACCAACAAGCATATCAAATTTCTTACCATTAACAAGGTATTTGCGGTCAGCAGTTCTTTTCCAATTTCTTCTAGTCATTATATATATTATAAAAAGAAAAAAAATAATTATTACTAAATAATATCCAAACGCATATTTTATTTAATGATTTTCAAAAAATCATTAAATAAAATATAAATTGATTTATCTTTTAATAATTAATAAAATTAATATAAAAAAATAAATATATTAAATTAATATCGATGACAAAAACCGAAGATTTGAACCAGAAATATCAAAAGAAAACCGATATCGAGCATATTAAAGATGCACCTGATACATATATTGGCAGTGTAGAACTTGATTCCGAACATGGTTGGTTATTAGAAGGCAAAGAAATGAAATACAAAACTTATAATTGGGTCCCCGGTTTATATAAATGTTTTGATGAAGGTATTGTAAATGCTAGAGATCATTATGTTCGATTGAATGGAAAGAAAAAAAACAAAAAAATAATTCCAGTAAAAAACATTGAAATTACAGTCGATAAAGATACAGGTGTTATTACAATGATGAATGATGGAAATGGTATTGATGTTGCAAAACATCCCGAACATAAATTATGGATTCCTGAAATGATTTTTGGTCATTTGAGAACGGGGACAAACTATGATAAAAAAGCAAAAAAAATTGTTGGAGGGAAAAATGGTTTTGGTTTTAAACTTGTACTAATTTACGCTAAATGGGGTGAGATTGAAACAGTAGACCATATTAGAAAGAAGAAATACACGCAGCGATTTGAAGATAATTTGGGTAAAATTTGTAATCCTAAAGTAACTAAAACGACGGAGAAACCATATACAAAAGTATCATGGTTGCCTGATTATAAACGATTTGGATTGGAAGGATTATCTGATGATATGTTTCAGATGTTTAAAAAGAGAACATGGGATATTGCCGCAGTAACAGATAAATCAATACGTGTTAAATTTAATGGGGAAACAATACCAATCAAAACGTTTGAAGGTTATATTGATATGTATATCGGAAACAAAAACGAAACAAAAAGATTATATGAAAAATTTAATGACCGGTGGGAATATGCTGTTTGTATAAGTCCATTGGATGAATATACACAGGTATCATATGTAAATGGTATTAATACAAAAAAAGGTGGAAAACATGTGGATTATATAATGAACCAGATAGTGAAGAAAATGTCTGTATATATTGAAAAAAAGAAGAAAATTAGAGTTAAACCTATTACAATTAAAGAACAGTTGATGTTGTTTTTAAATTGTATTATTGAAAATCCAGCATTTGACAGTCAAACAAAAGAATGTATTAATACACCTGTGGCAAAATTTGGTTCAAAATGTGAAGTAAGTGATAAGTTTATTGAAAAGCTGGCGAAAATGGGTGTAATGGAATCAGCTATAGCATTAAATGAGGTAAAAGCCAATAAAGCTGCAAAGAAAAACGATGGTAAGAAAACATCCAGTATTAGAGGTATTCCAAAGTTAATGGATGCAAATAAAGCAGGAACATCTGAAAGTAATAAATGTACATTAATTTTATGTGAGGGAGATTCAGCTAAAGCAGGTATTGTATCAGGATTAAGCAAGGAAGATAGAAATTGGTTTGGTGTTTTCCCATTGAAAGGTAAGTTATTGAATACGAAAGATATTTCACAATTAAGAATTAATGCAAATGCGGAAATTACAAGTATTAAAAAAATTGTGGGTTTGGTTACAGGTAAAATATATACAAAAGAGTTGATTAAAAAACATTTGAGATATGGTAAAGTTTTATTTATGACAGACCAAGATTTGGATGGGTCACATATTAAAGGGTTATGTATTAATATGTTTCATTCGCAGTGGAAAGAATTGATAGAGATTGATGATTTTCTTGGATTTATGAATACACCAATTTTAAAAGCAAAGAAGGGAAAAAAGGAATTAGATTTCTATAATGAGAGTAAATATGAATTATGGAAAGAAGCAAATAATGGAGGGAAAGGATGGAAAATCAAATATTTTAAAGGTTTGGGTACTAGTTCTTCAAAAGAATTTAAACAATATTTTAAAAATAAAAAGATGGTAACATTTAAATTTAGCGAAAATTGTTGTGATTCAATAGACAAAGTATTTAATAAACATAGAGCTGATGATAGAAAAAAATGGTTAGGTAGTTATAATAAAGATGAAGTTTTAAATGCGGAAACAAAAACAATTACATATGAAGATTTTGTGGATAAAGAAATGAAACATTTTTCGAAATATGACTGTGATAGGTCAATTCCAAATATGATGGACGGTTGGAAAATTAGTACAAGAAAAATATTATTTTCTTGTTTTAAAAGAAATTTAACAAATGAAATTAAAGTGGCACAGTTAGCAGGATATGTTAGCGAACATTCAGGATATCATCATGGTGAAATGAGTTTAATAAAAGGTATTATTGGAATGGCTCAAGAATATGTTGGTTCAAATAATGTAAATGTTTTGATGCCAAATGGTCAGTTTGGTACAAGATTGATGGGTGGAAAAGACCACGCCAGTGAAAGATATATTTTCACAGCATTGAATCCATTGACAAAATATATTTTTAGAGAAGAAGATAAAGCAATTTTAAATTATAACGACGATGATGGATTAAAAGTTGAGCCTGAATTTTATTTACCGATTATACCGTATGTATTGGTGAATGGGGGAAAAGGTATTGGAACAGGTTTTAGTTATGAAGGAACATCATATAATTTGTCAGAAATTATAAAATATGTTGAAAATAAAATCGATGGTAATAAAACGAATATTGAATTGCATCCGTATTATGAAAATTTTAATGGTAAAGTAATTAAAAATTATGGAAAACAAAAAAAATATTTAATTAAAGGAAAATATAAAGTTGTGAGTGCAGATACAATTAAAATTACAGAATTGCCTATTGGTACATGGACAACCGATTATAATGAATTTTTGGAATATTTAATGACAGATAAAACGAAAAGTGGGAAACAAAAAAAACCGATTATTAAGAAAAAAACAGATATGTGCACAGATGTCCAAATAGATTTTACGTTAAAATTTTATCCTGGGGTTTTACCAAATTTATTATCGGCGAAATATGATGAACATATTAATATGGTAGAAAAAACATTAAATTTGACAGTGACAAAATCATTGACAAATATGAATTTATTTACAGAACAAAATAGATTAAAAAAATATAAAAATGTATATGAAATTATTGATGATTACTATTGTATTAGATATTTAGGATATAACAAAAGGAAAAAATACATGTTAAATTTGATGGAATATCAAGTAAAATTATTGACAAATAAGGCGAGATTCATTTTAGAACAATGTGATGATAAGATTGATTTGAGAAAGAAAAAGAAAGAAGCTGTTATTGCATTATTGAAAGAGGGAAATTATGATGTAATGGATGAAGATAAGGAATATAAATATTTAAGAGGTATGCGAATCGAACAAGTAGAAGAAGAAAATGTTGCAAAATTATTAAAAGATAAAGATGAAAAAATGGCAGAATATGAAATTTTAAAGAAAACTACATTAAAAGAAATGTGGAAAAGAGAGTTGAAAGAATTGAAGGGTGAGTTTGAGAAATATCAAAGAGCTAGAAGAATGCGACAATATGGCAAGAAGTCGAGAAAAAAATAAATATGTAAAGAAATTAAAAAAAATAGTTGTTAATATCAATAATTTTTAAATTTTTTTTAAATTTTAAATTTTTTTATTAAAAAAATTTAAAAATTAAAAAAAGGGTTTCATTTCAAGTGTATTTGAGTGATAACTTGATTTTGGTAAATCAATAGGTGTTGCCAAAACACTTACTTGATTTTTGTATTTTATGTAACCAACTGCTTCATTATAAATTCTTGGGATAGCATAATCAGTAACATATTTATTTAATTCAACAATTTGTTCTCTTATATTATAATCTAAATTTTTTGAGAATTGTAAAAACATTGCTCTCATGATAGTTTTAATTACATCTTCATCTTGATAACCAATTTTAAATCTACCATTAGATTTTTGTGAAACGCCAGCTAAAATTGCATTTTGTATGATAGTAATATTAGCTGCTGAAAAGAAAGTATTGGATAATGTAGAAGCATGAAAATTTCCTATGAGGGCATCCTTATAATCGGTCGATTTTTTATTTTCAGGTCTTTCATATAATAAAAAACGGTCAACATTATTATGTCCAGTGATATCTACTCTTCCATTCATATACAAATAACAAAGAAAAAATAATATAGTTAAAATATATATTATGGACCAATTTAAGAAAACTGTTTTAATGATAGCATTAACAATTTTTTTAGGAATGTTATTAATAATGGCACTTATAATTAAAAATAGTTATAAAAATCAAATTTTTCCACCGGAAGTTGCTCAATGCCCAGATTATTGGGAACCGATTCAGGGGTCGAAAAAATGTAAAGCGACTGCAAATAATAAAGGAACATATAGCCAAGGTGCTTTATCGAAAGAATTAGAATATGATACACCTACCGGGAGGATAGAAAATTGTAATTGGGCTAGAGATAACAAAGTTAATTGGGATGGAATAACAAATCAAAATTTATGCTAAATAAAATTATTTTATGCTTAAAAAAAAAAAGCATAAAATAATTTTGAAACAATATAAAATAATAATATTATAAATGGATTTACTAAATAAGATAAATAAAATTCCATTAGAAGTAGCAATGATAATTAAAACGTATATTCCGAGAGAAATTATAATTATAACAAATAAAAAAGATTACGAAAATGAATATATGACATTAAGGTTGGAATGGAATGATGCTTTACCTTATAAAATTTCATATAAAAGACATTACACTTTGGAATCATATATTCAAAAAATTATTAAAAACAACTTAAATTATATTTTTGAAATGGTTATAAAATATAAATATTCTCATTGGGTAAATATAAAAAAATATAGATATAATGGATATAAATATGGTAATTATATACAATTTTTAGAGCAATTATGTATTATATTAGAATCAACAAAATGCAAAGAAGTAATAAAAAATTTTGAAAAAAAGAATGGAATTGTTCGTAAAAAGAAGCATAAAAAAATAAGACGTATAACTAATACATGGACAAATTAAATTTAAACTTATTATTAAATAGAAAAGAGTGTGAAGATACTTTTATCAAAAGTTTAAATTATTTTGAAGAAAATAAAGAAAAATTATTAACAAAAAGAGGTGTATATGTATATGGTGCGCCCGGTTGTGGAAAAACATATTTTGTTAGAAATATATTAAAAAAATTAAATTATGATGTTGTTATGTATGATGCAGGTGATGTGAGAAATAAATCTGTTATTGAAACTATAACAAAACATAATATGTCGGATAAAAATGTTTTAAGTTTGTTTAAAAAAAAAGTAAGAAATATTGCTATTATTATGGATGAAATAGATGGTATGAATAATGGTGATAAGGGGGGAATAAATTCTTTAATTAAATTAATTAGACCAAAAAAAACAAATAAACAAAAAAAAGAAAACACTACAATGATACCGATTATATGTATAGGTAACTATCATATGGATAAAAAAATAAAAGAAATGATGAAAATATGTACAACAATAGAATTAAAAAAACCAACAAAAAAAGAAACAAAAGAGTTAATTAATAAATTAATGCCTAATTTGTGTAATAATTTAAAAGAAATAATTAATGAATATATCCAATATGATTTGAGAAAATTAAACTCAATATACAATATTTATGATAGTAATGGAGAAATATTAAAAAATAATTTAATAAATAAAATTTTTGAAAAAAAAAATTATAATGAAGATACCAAAAACATTACCTATAAATTATTAACAAACAAATATTCTTTAAACAAGCATAATTATATTATGAATGAGACAGATAGAACAAGTGTGGGGTTATTATTTCATGAAAATATAATAGATTATTTAAAAGATAAGGATAATTATAAAAATATTGAAAATTATAAAATATTATTAGAAAATTTTGTTTTTTCCGATTATATAGATAGAATTACATTCCAAAAACAAATTTGGATATTTAATGAAATGACATCATTAATAAAAACAATGTATAATAATAAATTATTTCATGAAAAACAAAAAGTATTGGAAAATGAAGAAGATATGAAAAATATTAGATTTACAAAAGTTTTAACAAAATATTCAACAGAATACAACAATACAATATTTATACAAACATTATGTAATAAATTGGTAATGGATAAAAAGGATTTATTTTCATTTTTTATAAAATTAAAAGAAAATAAAGAAGTTGAAGAAATATTTAGTTTTTTTAATGATGAAAATTATGATATATCAAAATTAGATATATCAAGATTATACAGATATATTGATAAAATTAATGAAGAATATACTACTTTTTAGAAAAAAGTAGGACAAAAAGCTACTTTTTACAATACTTTTTTTAAAAGTATATTATTTAAGGAATGCTGCAAATCCAGCGGCGGTTCTTTCACCCTCGTATGTTTTTAATACTTTACCATTTTCAACCAATACTAATGTAGGAAATCCTTTAACCCAATCTTTTTGTTGGTCTGTCATTTGAGCCTGTTCTACTTCTTTTATTTCTACAGGTCCATCACCGTAGGACAAAGTAAATTTATCCCATTCAGGTTTCATCTTTACACAATGACCGCAATTATCCATTCGGAAAAACACAAAGGTTTTATTAGTGAAACCTTCTAAATAGCTGCTGCTGCCTATACCCCACTGCATTTCTTGGAAGAAACGATAAACACCGTAAAGGACTAGTAAAACAACACCTAATTTTACCATGTCGGATTGTTTTTCAAAAGTTTTCATAACGTTTTTTAAAGGTTTTGGTAACTTCATTTAATATACTATAATAAATTATTTTTTAAAAATAAATTATTATAAATTATTCAAATAGAAACATAAAATTTTAGCATATTTTTATCTTTTATAAATACGCTTGGTTTCATATTAGTTTCTTTTACAAATTTAGGATTTGGATTTACCAATAATTTTCTTTTATCAAATGTATTAAATTGATGTGCAAAGCATAATATACTTTTTAGCGGATTTAATTGTGCTAAAGGAACAGTATAATTTTTCAAGAATTTTTTTTCTTCAGCCAATTCAGCTTCATCATCATATCTGGTTTGTTCTAATAATTTTCTTTTAAAAGCAAAAGTTCCAGCAGTAGCATGCATTGGACCATAAGGACCAAATTGATAAATTTTATCTAAATCATTAAAATAAATATAAACAATACTGCTTCCGACAGCCAACGCTTCAGGTATTGCAGTTAATTTTTGAACAGCGTGATGAACTCTTTCTGGTGGATAAAAATCATCATCATCCATATAAACAATAATATCACCTTTTGATTTTTCGTGCATTAAATTTCTTTTACGACCCAATTTTATTTTTTTTTCATATCTAAAATATTTAACACATTCGATATCTTTAAATAGGTCTTCAACTGAATCTTCACCATCATCTATTATTATCCATTCCATTTTTTCTTTTGGATATGTTTGTGATTTAAAACATCTTATTAAATTTGGTATAAAAAGGCGTCTGTTATATGTAGGCGTACAAACACTGACAAATGGTTTTCCATTTGCTGAAACTTTTCTTTTCCTTTTTTTTCCCATAATAAATATAATTAATTATTTTACTTTAATTATATTTTTATTATTATTATTTATTTCAAATTTGTCCATAATTTTTATTTAAACAGCTAATTTCGTGGAATTTGCAGGACATTTCTTTGTTAGGCCTGCTTCATCAGGTGAAACAGCAGGAGGATTGCAATTAGGATAACAATTACTTCTATGTTTTGGTGTTTTTGGTAAAAATTTGAAGAATTTAAATTGTTGTAATCCCAATAAAACAACGACAGCACCCGTAATTATACCAGGTATCATATTTCTTTCTTTTTCTTTTACAAAAGTAATTATATTATGTGGGCCTTTTAAATAAGTTGAAAAATTAGCGCTCCACATAGCGATTGCGAATATAGCCCAAATATATTTATAATCCCAAATTATATTAGCCCATGTTTTAAAAATTGTTTTTAAACCGTCTCTTTTGCTTTCATGGGCACCTGTAAAAATATTTAAAAACCAAATTAATGTTAAACCAAATATACCAAAAGAATAAATTAGACCCATTAAACAAAATAATACTAACCATCCTATAATTTTTAGAAGATTAAGAAATTTCCCTAGAACTTTATAAATACCACCATCCTCATCTTTAGGTTCATCTCGAAATCTTATTGGTTCTTTATTTGGAACATAATAAAGTCCCCAAGCAGCAATTGGTGAAACAATAGTAGTTAGAATTAAACTAATTAAAAATACAATGGGAAAGACAAAGAAAAGTAAAATAGGAGTAAAAATGAATATAGTAAACAAATCTTTTGTCCAACTTTCTTTATTTATTTTACTTATCTCTGGGATAGTACCCCAGTCTTTTTGTTTATATAGAATTTTTTTTATAAAACTTATAGGTTTATACCACAAAGTTGTACTATATTTTAATGACAAATAAAATGGTAACATTAATGTAAAACCTAAACTAAATGTTCCATTTTTTGGTTTAATTTTATCAGGATATAAATCTTTTGATAACCATGGAAATACTATTTTATTAAATTTATGTTTTTTAGATTTATCCATATAAACCTTTTCACGGACTATACCCAATAATGGATTTGGATTAAAAACATCGCTTAATGGTACATCACTGCAAGATAATCCATTTTTACTTATAGTTAAAGGCGAACTTTTAATTTTAAATAACATTCCTGCAAATAAAAAAGAAATTACTGTAATTACAATACAATTCGCGATGGGCATTAAAATAAACATTTTTAAAGTTTTAATTTCTTTAACACATTCAGTTCCATTAAAAACTTGTCCCGGATTACAAGTAGCATTTTCTAAACCTTCTCTAATATTATTTTTAATAAATTTATTTTTAATACTATAATATTTCTTTAATAATAAATTTAAAATATTTTCATAACGTTTCATTATATATAAATAATATTACATAAAAATATTATTTATATATAATTATTATTATGAAAATTTATGTGAATAATGGGTAATATTAATAGTAAAAATGGTATAATTTAAAAAAAAGTAATAAACCTTTATCCTAAAGCTATAATTATTGCTGAAAAGGCTTCTATTGTAAATGTTCATCTGAAGAGTTTGTTTCAGAGATTCTTTAGGTAGTTCATACTTATATGTAAATTCTAAAAAAAAAATACAAACATTTACTAAAATATAAAACATATTAGACAACAAATTTGATAAAATAATTAACTTTATTATATATATATGTTTAATAATGTATTAGCTGTATTAAGTATAGTTATTTTATTATTTATAGGTTATAATTTATTTTATGATATAAAAGATTATTTTTATACAAAAAATTTGAAAATAATGGATGCTTTGTTATCTAATAAAATAATTATTTAATATATATAATGAATATTACATTTGGTTCTATTATATATTTATTTTTGATAATGATTGTATTATTTTCATTTACATTCATATTTATGAATATGTTTATTGATATAAATAATTATTTAAATCCTAAAAAGGGTGCTGTTTTGGAAGAATTTATTAATGTTAGAATGAGAACATTTGAAGATAATTCTTTTAAAGAGATAATTTTACCAAACGTCAATGATTATGATTTAGAAATAGCTATACCCGTTGATCAGAAATTAAATGCCACAGTTCAAGGAAATTGGGGTTTTAATCAAGATGAAAATGGACAAGGATTTAGTACTGGTGTTTATAGAGATGGATATACAGCGGATGGCTCTATTTTTAAGGGTATTAGTGAAAAAAGATACAAATATATGTTAGATCAGGGACCTTATGTTATAAAATATGAGGTAAGAAAAAATAAGTCAAATAAATATGATGTTGGCATTTTTATTAATAATAAAAAGGTTTCATTTGTAGAAAATGAAGGTATCCCCAGTGGTTTAATTAAATATATAGGAACAAATGAAACATTATTAAATAAGAAAACAGATTCTACTAGCGAAGGGAGAAGAACAATAGACTATTTAAAATTTATACCAAAATCAAATCTTGTTAAGAAAAAAGTTTAAAACAAAAATCTACTTTTGGGAAAAGTAGGACAAACCAAAACTTTTGCTATACTTTTTCTACTTTTTTAAAAAGTAGGACAAAACTTTTGCTATACTTTTTTTAAAAGTATAATATATACTAAATGTTTATTTATATATTATATATTTTAGCTGTTTTTATAACAATATATTTTGTATTAAAAAAGAAAAAAATAGAAGAAGCTTTAACATTAGCTATTAATAACAATAATGGTGTCATAAAATATTCTGAAAAGGACAAAACGACATTATTATACGATGCGAGTGATTCAGCCAAAAAATTTAAAAAAGTAATTACATCTGGAAAGGACCATCTTTGGGCTTTAGATGGTAGCGGAAAACCGTGGCATAAAACATTAACGTCTAGCTGGGTAAAACAAGAAAAATCTGGTGTGACTTTTAAAGATTTAACGGTTGATAATAATCATGTCTGGGGTTTATCTGGGCGACCTGGTGATTATAAAGTATATAAAAGACTTGTTGATGGCACGGGAGATTGGGTCGATGAAGGTAATGATACAAAAAATAAAAATTTTATACAAATGTCTGCTTCTGGTAAAGGGTGGATATGGGCTGTTGATAAAGATAATTTCGTTTGGAAAAAAGCAAAAGGAGCAAATTGGACGAAAGACCGTGGAGGAACTATAAAACAAGTTAGTGGTGGAGAAAAGTTTGTTTTTGCATTGACAAGTGGTAGTGATTCAGTAGAAAATAAGTTATATAAAAAAAACATTGATGGCACAGGCTCTTGGAATTATTTAAGTAAAAAATTAAACTATGTTTCTGGTGCGAGTAACACGTATTTATGGGGTATTGATACAACTAGAAAAGTTGTTAGGGCTGTAAAACCAGTAAGCAGTGGTTCTATTTGGGAAGAAGTGCCTCATGGCACTGGTGAAACTTTTAAATATATTTCTGGTGGAAATATTCAGGATATAAGAATACCCGGAATTACACCACCAAGCGCGGCAGCCGATAGTGCGGCAGCTACCGGTACAACAACCGGTACAACAACAACCAGTGCTGCTGCAGCGGCAGAAGCAGCAAGGGCATTGGCAGCAAACACTCGTTCTACCCCAGATGGGGCAACAACTGGAACATGTTCATTAAATTGTTCGGCACCAACAAAAGTTTCAGGTGGTTGTGAAGGTGTAAGCACATTAAACCCCAATCCTTTTGCAAAAGACATAAGTGGAACAATAAAATATTTTAAATCATGTCCATATACTTGTTTAGGACGACAGGATACTGGATGGAAAGATTATGGTCCAGTACAGGGTATAACGTATGATAAAGATATCCATGGTTGTAGATATACACAACAATGCAAACAATGTGGGACGGTGGATATTGAAATGCAGGGTGAAATGAAAGAAAAAATAGATGCAAATGGTCAGTATGATTATGAATGGGTAGATGCCGCATCAACTGAAACGAGAGCATTACCTTTTGACCAAAATAGACAATTAACACAATGCGAGATTGATAAAATGCAGGGATTGCATAATAATAATTGCCCACCACCAACATATACGAATCAGGGTGTTAGTGGAGAAAATTACAATTCTGATGGAACTGTCAATGCGGCTGATACAACAATGGCGAATATGTTTTTAGATATAAATAACCCACATGATACGGGGACGTTGGATATGAGTTTGGAAGATTATTACAATAGAAGATTATTAATAAATAGTGGGGAAAATAGGTTAGGTGGAAGTAAATCAGCTTATACTAATAAATATAAACCGCAGAATAGATATGGTAATATTCGATTTTTTAATTCTGTTTGGAAACTTTTTTAAAATATACTTTTAAGAAAAGTATATTTTAAAAAGTATATTTTAAAAAGTATATTTTAAAAAGTATAGCAAAAGTCCTACTTTTCCCAAAAGTAGAAAAGTATTAGCGGGCATGTAAAAGTCCAATTCGCCCAGATTGAATCATGATAACATTATATCTCTCTTCAAAAATAACTAAATCATAATTATAAGTATTTAATTTAAAAATATTTTTTCTGAATCCAATAGGGTTTCCAGATAAATCACAAATATATTCAGAAGATGAACTTCCAGAACTTTCAGAACTTTCAGAACTTACATCGGCACCCATAATTGGTGGTGTTATAGTATTAAATTCAAACGATATTTTTTTAAATTTATTAACATTCATTGCACCGGTTGGTTGATAGTTTCTTCTATTACCATCCGTTGCAAACGAATAGAAATACAATCCATCTGTAGTATTTTTACCGGTTTTATTGTATTTTTCTACATAATTATAAACACCGCTATCAAAAATATTTTCTCTATAAACACCTTCCATAACAATTCCCAAATCTATCAATATGTTTTTAACATTTTTAGAATATGTTCCCAATGCTCCAGTAATATAATGAGTATTTGCACTTACAATATTTGCACCAGCGCGCGATATAATTTCAGTTGTTAATAACTGATTTTTTTGTGGTTGAATATCTTTATAAGCCCAATTAGTGTAATTATTCCATTCATTTCTTTCAAATGCGTCACTTCGTCTAAACCTCCAGGTATAATTGCTAACTAAATCTTTACTTTCAATATCAACCATTTGAGAGCCAGCCTTTCCAAGAAAAGTATAAGTATAAATTTGTTTCATTAAAATTTTATGATTAATTTGCGCCATAACTCTTTGTTCTTCTTTATCTAAAAATATATATGTTGAAATTAAATGAATATCAGTATTCCAGTCATTTCTGGTTTGATTATATAAAGAAGTGGAAGCTGCGTGGTCTGCTGGTGGTTGTAAAAATCTCCACATCTGATGTTCAGGAATGTTAGGATTTGGCGCACATCGGTAACTAAGTCCGCTACTATAATGAACATCATTTACATTATTTATTGTATAAAGTTTTGTAATTGGTTCAAATGTTATTCTAATAGATATTTCTTGATATTGAATAGCAACTAAAGGCAATGCTAATTTACTAGAATCGCAAAAAAAAGCATCCATTGGTATATATAATTTTCTACCTCTTATACTTGGTTCAACACCGGTTTGGTCGATATATTGGGCATGTGGGTATACATTAATACGACCATTGCAATTCTCTGGACTTATCAGTTCTGGTACATTTCCCACCATTTTATTCCATAATTTTTTCTTTTCAGCTGAATAATCTCTTTCTTTTAAACAAGATAAATATTCACCACTATATCTAGACAATGAAACACCACCACTATAGATTTCAATTTCTCTTATCATATGCGCGCCTAATTCTTCAATCCATTTAAATTCATATGGTAATAATTGATTACCATCAATAGCAGTATTATTATATTTAATAGGGCTATAAATATCAGGAAGAGTAACACATATGAAAGTTTCATATAACATATCTGCATATCTTGGTATTTTAAAATCTAAAACCGTGGGACTATTATAATTTAAAATACGATTACCTTCAAAATCTATTCTAAATTTTTGCATACCAAAATTAGTATATTTATTATATGTAGCTTTAAAAAAAGTTTTTCTAGGATTACCATTTAATATAATATTTTCATTTCCTTGTGCTGTTAAATTCATTAATCCACCTGTCATAATTAATATAATAGTATATTTTATTTTAAATTATTAAATTTTTTTATATTTTACTATAATAGTATGGCAGATAACTTAAAACATATAACAAATATGGCGCAAAATTATTCAAATAAAATAATGGGTAGTAATTGTTATCTTATAGTAGTTTATTTATTATCTATTGTATTTATTATTATATTTACCTATTCATTATATTTAAGAAAAGAATTAACTAAACAAACAAAAAGTTTAACAGATATGAAAAAATTAAGTTATGAAGATGAAGGTAGCCCTTCTATAGCACCTCTTACTTTAAATGATTATAAGAGAGAAAATAAAAATGGATTATCAACAACTTTAATTGATTATTATGTCTATGGTAGTTTTAATAGTTGTTGTACAGGTGAAGTTATTAATGGATATGTTAGTCTAGAAGCATTAAAAACAGTAATTGATTTAGGTGTTAGATTTTTGGATTTTGAAATATATTTTAAAAATGGCCAAGTTGTTGTTGCAGCTGGAAGAAATAATATATATATGAAAGATACATATAATGAATTGGAAGTAGGAACTGTTTTTTCAGAAATAAAAAAGAGAGCTTTAAGGGGTATTCAAAATAGTTCTGATCCATTGATATTAAATTTTAGAATTGTTAGTAAAAATCCAAACGTGTTTCATATTTTAGAAAAAAAAATAATGAAACATTTTTCAGACTTTTTAGTAGATAAAAATATACCATTGGAAAATTCAAGAATGAATGGAACTGTATTTAATACACCATTTAAAAATTTGAAAAATAAGGTTATTATTTTTGTTGATGACCCATATAAAAATGCATCTGAAAATGTTGGTTTTATGGAGTTAGTGAATGCATGTACCGATTCAGATAAGTGTAAGGGTAAAATTAAATTATATAATGATTATCAAATACAAAATGAAGGGTCTCCTGATATGTACATAGCTGAAGCAAAAAACAATTTTTTAATAACGACACCTAATGTAATGGGTAAAAATTCGAAATGGTTAATGCATCATCAATGTGGTATTCAGGGTGTTTTAATGAATTTCGGTGGTGGTTATCATGACGATAACTTTAAAGGTTACAGATTAAAATTTTTAGAACAACAAAAGTCATTTATATTAAAACCAAGTAAATTAAGAAAACGACCAGCAGAGGTGTTGGAAATAAAAGCGCAAAATCCAAAAATGGACCCAAAGCAGAAAATGCGGTTTAGAACGATTGGAAATATGAAGGTCCCACTTGGACATATGTAATTTATTTTATCAATAATATATATCATGGATTGTAAAATGAATTTTGAAGAATGTGAATTAGCTATTCTACGTTCTGCAGTAGATTCAATAGATAAGGAAAAAGGCAAAAAGAAAATAAATAATCCCGAAATAAAAACAATTATAGATATCGTCGAAAACTTTTTAAAAAAGAAAAAATTAATATGCTATGGTGGGACAGCAATTAATAATTTATTACCAAAAGAAGCCCAATTTTACAATAAAGATATAGAAATTCCCGATTATGATTTTTTCTCTCCTAACCCAGTAGAACATGCAAAAGAATTAGCTGATATATATTATAAAAAAGGTTTCACTGAAGTTGAAGCAAAATCAGGTGTTCATGCCGGAACTTTCAAGGTATTTGTAAATTATATTCCAGTTGCAGATATAACTTATTTAGTTCCTGAATTATTTAAAACTTTAAAAAAAGATTCAAGAATTAGAGAAGGCATTTATTACACATCACCTAATTATTTAAGAATGTTAATGTATTTAGAATTAAGTAGGCCTATGGGCGATGTTAGTAGATGGGAAAAAGTGTTAAAAAGATTAACATTATTAAATAAACATTTCCCATTAAATGGTGATGCGTGTGGTTCTGAAAAAATACAAAGAATATTTGAGATAGGTGTTAAAAAAGAGAAAATTTTTGAAGGGAAAAGTTTAAAAAAATATTTAATATCGGATAAGGAAAAAATGACAAAAAAGAAATTAAAAGAATTGCAAGAAAACGTTTTTAAAATAACATTAAATACACTAATAGATGAAGGATGTGTGTTTTTTGGTGCTTATGCTAATAAATTATATTATAAAACAATTAAAAGAAAATCAAGAAAAAAAGATATCAGTAAAATTCCTGATTTTGACGTTTTATCAACTGAACCAAAAAAAACAGCAAAAATTTTAAAAGAAAAATTACTAGAACATGGTTATAAAAATGTTACAATTAATAAAAAAAAAGGTCTAGGTGAAGTTATAGCTGCTCATTATGAAGTAAGAATTGGCCGCGAAACAATAATATTTATATATGAACCATTAGCTTGCCACAGTTATAACGTTTTAAGATTAAATAAAAAAAACGTTCGAATAGCTACAATTGATACAATGTTGAGTTTTTACTTGGCATTTATGTTTGTTGATAGAGAATATTATATGAAAAATAGAATTTTATGTATGTGTGAATATTTGTTTAAGACGCAAAAACGTAATAAATTAAAGCAAAAAGGATTGTTGAAAAGATTTAGTATAGATTGTTATGGCGAACAATTAACTATTGAAAAAATGCGTGCGGAAAAATCAACGATGTTCAATAAATTAAAAAATGATCGAAAATCTAAAAAATATGAATGGTGGTTCTTGCGCTATATACCACATCAAATAGCTGAAAGAAAGAATTTTATGCGGAAAAAAACCAAAAAAATAAAACCAAAACGGAAAACAACAAAACGCAAGAAAACGAAAAAAAAATAATTATTTTAGGAGTATATATATATATGTTGGGACAAAATTCACAACCTGAACGATTTAAATTTGAAATAAATGCTGCCAACAAAATCCGCAAGGAGGGCCCAAAATTCACAGAAAATAAAAAAAGAGGACGACCAATATTAAAATTCTACGACGGAAAACTTGTAGATTTTGTGACATATATTAAAACTGCAGCAAAGAACGATGAAGACGTTAAACAAATGATGCGTGAGTGGGACAAAATGCCGCAAGGAACGAGTGGTGGTCGCAAAAAAAAACGAAAAACAAAACGAAAACGAAAAACAAAACGAAAACGCAAAAACAAACGCAAAAACAAACGCAAAAGCAAACGCAAAAACAAACGCAAAAACAAACGCAAAAGCAAACGCAAGAGAAAATCCAAAAAACGCAAGAGAAAACGCAGAACAAAACGTTAATATTTTTTAAAATAATTGAAATTATTTTAAAACATTATATATATAATGTCATCGTTTCCTAGCAGCAACGAAACTAAAACATCTAGTGAACCAAAAATTCCAGCACCATCTAACGATTTACCTCCCGAATTCGAATTTCCCAGAGTTGGGTTTAAAAATGAAGACCCCAACGAAGATGAACTTGCATATATGCGTTTTGAAGGAGATTGTATTTTAGGAAAAGGAGGTGAAGAATTAAAATATTTAAACGACTACTTTAATAAAACATTTCTTACGGATAAGTTTGATTTACAGCCAAAATCGAAAGATTATTTGAATGGACTTACAGTAGATAAATTATCAAGTGATCACTTGTTTGTAAAAAGAAAATTTCCTAACATTACTATTGGTTCTGCAAATTTATCTCAAGGACAACAAACTGGGTATTTGGCATCTGAAGCAAAATATATTTCCGATAAATGGCCAAAATATTGGACTACCGAATACACTTCCGCCACCAACATCAAAAAAGACCACCCAGCCTATGAGCATTCCATTAGAAACTTTAAAGACATTAACGACAAACTTAATTCGGAGTCGCTTGATGTTATTTGTTTACAGGAGGTAGTTTGGAACTGCTATGGTGGAACACCACTTAATGATTTTTTAATAAATTTGCCTGTAGACACACAGAATAAAGGGAATGATGTTAATATTATGACAATACAAAAAGACAATGTTACATATGTTATAGGTAAAGTTCCGGCACATTTTGGTACCTTCTGTGCCATAGCTTTCAATAATACAAAGTTTTCGTTATTGGGGGCAGAATGTCGAGATACAGAATTAAAGCGAGGAGGATACAAGGACGGGAAAGGCAACGCAATAGAAAATATTGACCCGGGAAGACCAATATTGCGTGTAGACCTCGACAAAATTGAAGAAAATGAAAACAAAATTGAAGAAAATGAAAAAACAATATATAGAATAGTTTGTGTCCATGCTAAAAATATAAATGGTGGTCACATAACAGATTACCTAACAAAACAGATGAATCTCGAAGATAAAACTACAGCAGTAATAGCAGACAAAATTACGACAGACATTGCTGAAGACATTGTTAAATTTGCAAAAAAAGAATTAAAGAAAAATTGCGAAATTTATATAGGTGGCGATTTCAATGACCCATTTGCTGTTAGTTCTAAAGGGAACGATTCACCACCCGAAAATACGGTCGAAAAATATTCAAAATTAAGAAGTATGACTAGTAAAATTAGCGACAGACTTTATGGTGGTGAAAATGGATTACACGTAAACAAAATTTATACTGGTTGTTATAATTATAATTCTTCTCGCGCAGGTGAGCCAAAAGAAAAAATAACAGTTCCAGGGCCAAGAGAAACAACAACAGAAACAACAACAGAAACAACAAAAACAGCAGAAACAACAGAAACAGCAGAAACAACAGAAAAAACAACAAAAACAGGAGGACGCAGAAAATCAAAACGCAGAAAACGCAGAAAACGCAAAACAAAACGCAAAACAAAACGCAGAAAATCCAAGAGAAAACGCAGAAAATCCAAACGCAAAAGCAAACGCAAAAGCAAACGCAAAAGCAAACGCAAAAAATGATTTGAAAATAAATTTTAATTAAATTTTAATTAAAATTTATAGTTCGCTTAAGTATTTAATAGTTTTAATGATAGAATAATAGAATCCGCCGAATAAGACAGTAGTAAAAACCATACCTTTTAGATTATAATTGCCATTTCTCTGGAAGAAAGCTTGAAAATTATTGACCATTGATTTTTTGAAGATGGGTAATTGAAAAACAAAAAACATAACCATTACGAGAAGTGGTGTTTGAATTTCATCATAAAAAAATTCCATTTGGTTTTTCTTTTCTTCTCTTTTTTGTTTTATTAAAGTTTCCATCGTTTCTTCATCTTGAATATAATTCATCTTTTCGGGTGCTGGTACAAAATTTGGTCGAGCAGTATAATCATGTGTGATTTGTTCCATACTCATTGGAATATCACGACTATTCAAAGAAGTAGAACCGCTACTGGATGCATGTTGCAATCCTTCAATAATTTTATTAATGGAATCTTTTGATAATTCAGCAGTTTGGGTATTTTCCGGTGCAGGATTTTGTTGTGTTTCATTAAAATTTTTTTCTTTTACGTTAAGAGTAACTGGTTCTTTATTTTTTTCAATACTTAATTCATTGGGTAATGAAGAAATACTAGTCGACATATATAAATTCTAAAAGATTGGTTTAATTTTATTATTACGCAAAAATAATAAAATTTTATGAGAATTTTATGCGAATTCTACTATTTTTTTGGTTTTGTCACAAGTTTGAGCATTTTCTTTATATTTATAACATTTATTGTTAAATTTAAATGTTTTACCTCTAATGCTATCCATTTCAGGTCCTTTAAAACGTATGCAATTTCTATCATTGCAAGCTTTTCTAAAGAAAGTGGCTAAACCCAATCCTAAAAGGATAGAAAAAATAACTTTACCAAATTTACTATATATTAATCTTCTAACAAACATTATATATAATAAATTAATATTTTAAAAATCAACGTTTTTCTTCTACAGTGTAGCTTTCTATTTCTTTTTCATTTGTCGGACATTTCACTTCTTTTGGTGTAAATCCAAAACATGTATCATTTTTTCCTTTGTATTGTATTTTATCATAATTATCGGGGGTTGGATAAACAAATACGGTTTTAGTATTTGGGTCAGTTATATAATTAATAAAAAGTCCTATAGAAAGACTTATTAAAAAAATGGGCAAACTAATAAACTTCATATATATATTTAATTTATATATTATTCTTTACTATATTTATTGAATAAGCCAATATAATCGAACAAAGTTCTTTTTTTGTCGTCTTTTGATAAACATTTTTCTTTTATATCTTCTCTAATAGCATAAGGAATTTCATAAAATGTGAAAATTCTTTTTTTCTTATATGTAACAAGTACATAATGGTCACCTTCATTTCTTTCCATAAATGAAACTATAATGTAATATTTTGGTTTGAATGAGCCTTTATCAGTAATATCTTTTGAAACCATATCACCGCATGAAATTAAACTTTTATTACCATCTTGGTAATTTTTTTTTAATAAAACAATAACTTTTACATTTAACATTTTTTCTAATTTTGAGATAGCGTTTGAATCAGCCCAGAAATTACTTTGTTTAACAATGACTTTTAATTTTTGTAAATTATTAATATCTTTCATAAATTTGAAATCTTGGAAGTTTATTAAAGCATTTTGATTTTGTTTCATTAAATTTTTACTTTTTTCTTTTAATTTATCATTTTGCGATTTGATTTCTTTTCTTTTATTTACAGCTTCAAGTAATTTATCTCTTTCATTTTCACTTTTATATAGTTTTGCTTTTTTGGTTAAATCACTATATTGTAATTTTAAGTCTTTACTTTCATTTTTTAAACTGGATAATTCATCTTTAATATTCATTATTTCTTTATTTAATAAATCAAAGTTTTCCTTATATGTTTCATAATTCTCTTGTGTCATTGCGTTTGAAAGGACATTTCTTAATGATTGGACACTTAAATTTATGTTTATATCTTCTAAACTATCGCGGATGGTAGAAAACAAACAATCCCCACCACCTTCATTATCAATTATATCATATTTATTATTTTTGTAATGTTTTTGAATCCATTTACTAGATTCAGTTATAACAGATTCTTTTACTTGTTTTTTGTAAATTTTTTTTAATTTTTTATCAATATTACCATTAAATTCACCATCGAATTCTGTTATTAATAATTCTATTTTATTAATTTCTTCAATATTTTCTACTGCTTTTCCTCTTTGTCTTTCTTTTATTTTTTCTTCCATATCTTTTTTAATTTCATCAGATAATTCAGCATCGGCTAATTTAAATTGTTGTAAAAAATTACTTTTTTTTAATAAACCTATTAAATAATCACTATCGACATAATCGAAAATTACAGGACCTTCAATTAATGAAATATCTAAATCACCATCTTTATCCATATATGTGGCTATTTCAGTGGAATAAAATTCAAAATAACCAATTTTTTCACATTTATTATCATTGATGATTAAATATACAGGGGTGAATAAAATATTTTTTTGTTTGTACAAATCATTAATTTCACCAACTGTTAAACAAACATCTATTTCAAATAATTGCATTTCAAATACAGAAACACTTTTACCAAGGTCATTTTCTTCAATATTTTTATCAACTATATATTCAATTTCGTCATTTAGTATGGATTGAATCATTATATTTTATTTAAATATTAAAAATTTCCTTAAAAAACGATCTGAATCTATTTCAGATAGATAAAACCACATCAATTTTCTTTTTTGTGTTATTTCTTCATTTTCTGGATTTATTTCAAATAAAACAATGTCTTGAATTAATTCAGATTTTCTTTTTCGCCTCTTTGAAATAGAATAATAATCAGCTATCATTTCTAAATCTTTTTTATTATAATTATCTTCATAATATAATTGTAAAGAAATCATGTCATCAAATTCAAAATTATTAAAATTATTTTCAATTTGATTATCAACAATATTCATTATTTCATTATGAATGAAATTTTCATTTCTAACATTTTCTTTAAGATTTTCTTTAAGATTTTCTTTAAGATTTTCTTTAATATTATAAACTATATTAGATGTCATATAGTTTATAATTTGTTAATCTATTTATATATTTTATTTATATATTTTGTAAATGTTTTACAAAAATTTATTCATATTCGATATCTAATTCTTCAAATAAATCGCTTAATTTAAAAATTAATTTCTTACTAATTCCAGTGGAATCAATTAAATTATATATTTCTATTATTTCTTCACAAATAAATGTATATTTTTCACTATTTTCAATATTTTTACCTATATTCGATAAAATAATATTTATATTTTCAAAAATCTCTTCCATTATTTCAACATTTTTATGTTTTGTTTCATATTTCATTTTTTTTATTAATTCAAATAAAATAGAGAACATATTTTTTCTCGACAAAATATCATAAGTAAATAATTTAGTATAAAAATCTGTAAGTGACCGTCTTTTTTCATTCGTCTTATTTACTTTACAAAAGTTATCATAATTTTTTTCATCTACAACTTCAATATTATTAAATAAATTCATATAAGAATCGAAGTTTTTAATGCAAATTTCTTTCATTACTGGAAAACTTTTAATTAATTCATTAAATAATTCAGCATATATTTTTACCCAAAATTTATTAACACTGCTAATATCAAAAATAGATTTACCAATAGAAATCAATATTATTTTATTTTTTGAATAAATAAAATGTTTAATATTCATAATAATTTCTTTTGATATTTGATTATAATTTTTTCTTGTTAATTTATTTAAGGATTCTCTAATTTTATCTAAATTAATTTCATCTTCATCTATTTTATTTATAAATTTTGTTTTTTTAAAAATTTGTCCATTGATAATTGTTTCTTGTTCTTGTTTTTTCTTTCTAAATACTGGTGTTTTTCTATAAGTTGGAGCTCCAACTTTTTTTGAAATAGCATTAATAATATCAATACTGGCCTTATTTAATTCATTAATTGTATTATTTTTTTCTATATTTATAAAATCGCTTACTTTATACACCAACATAATAATACTAATCTTTGTTATTATTTTTTTATATAGTTTTATAATAAATTTCTAATTATAAGTATTTTCAAATCATATTAATATTCAAATATACTTAAATACAATAAAAGAAATTATCATTATGAATCAAAAAAAACAAGTAGGAAATATGAAAAATGAAAAAATTTCACATTATAATGAAATAACATCTTGGGAAGATAAAGATTTAAATTTAAAAGATAAACTTTTAAGAGGTATTTATGCGTATGGGTTTGAAAAACCCAGTTCTATACAAAAAAAAGCGGTTATGCCTTTTATTTATGGTAATAATGGAAAAAGAAAAGATATTATTGCACAAGCACAATCAGGAACCGGTAAAACAGGAGCTTTTGTAGTGGGTGCATTGCAAATTATGAATGAAAACCTACAGAAAACTCAAGTATTAATTTTAGCCCCAACGCATGAATTAGCAAGACAAATTAAGAATGTTGTTGATAATTTGGGGAATTATTTAAAGATTACTTCAATATTATTAGTGGGTGGAACATCAGTTGATGAAAATAAAAAACAGATTGAAAAAAAGATTCCACAAATTGTAGTTGGGACACCGGGTAGAGTGCATGATATAATCAGGAGAAATTATTTGGATGTAAGTAAATTGGAATTATTAGTGTTAGATGAGGCAGATGAAATGTTATCAACCGGTTTTAAAGAACAAATGGGAAATATTTTACAATATATGCCTGAAAATTTACAAATTGGGTTATTCAGTGCTACATTAAATGAAGAATTAATGCAGGTTGCAAAAACATTTATGAGAACACCTATTAAAATTTTAGTAAAAAATGAAGAATTGACATTGCAGGGAATTGCACAATATTATGTGAATTTAAATGATGATAGTGAAAAATATGATACATTAAAAGATATTTTTTCAACATTGACTATTTCTCAAAGTATTATTTATTGTAATAGTACGAGAAGAGTAGATGATTTAGAAGAAGCTATGTTAGAAGATGAATTTCCAGTAAAAAAAATACATGGTAAGATGACCGAAGCTGAAAGAAAAAAAACACATGCTGAATTTAAAAGTGGCAGTTGTCGTGTATTAATTACATCAGATTTATTTTCGAGAGGAATTGATGTACAACAAGTAAGTGTTGTAATAAATTTTGATATTCCAAAAAGTGAATATACATATTTGCATAGAATTGGGAGAAGTGGTCGATGGGGGAGAAAAGGAGTTGCTATTAATTTTCAAACAAAGTATGATACTGAAAAATTAAAAAGATTTGAAGAATTTTATAACACAAACATTATTGAAATGCCATCTAATTATGCAGAGAACTTAAATGTTTAATCTACTTTTTAAAAAAGTAAGAACAAAAACGAAACTTTTGCTATACTTTTTTTAAAAGTATAAGTAGGACAAAAACTATACTTTTAAACTACCTTTTTAAAAAAGATAGTTTAAAAGTCTATTCGTATTTTTGCTATACTTTTTATAAAAGTATAATTTAATATGAAATTAAATTTTAAATATCCTATAGAATATTTACAAAATAAATATGAATTAAATGAAACTGTAAAAAATGATTTGGAATTATTAAATACGCATGATGAAAAAAATAAACCTATATATGAACATTTATTACAACCACATACGAACGTTGGGAAAGAATCATTAGGAAAATTTTCAAACTATTATACAACAAATGTTGATTATTTAAAAGAAACACAAAAAATAAATGTTCAAATGGATAAAATTAATATAGATAATTCTTTAATAGATAAAACGTATAATAACTGGAATAATATAAAAAATGATGAAGAATTTATTGATAAATATCAATATATTGGTTGGGATAGATTTAAATGGTTGAATTATTCTCAAATATTTTTACATATTTTGACTATTTATAATCTTGCTTCTCCGATATTTAATTTATTTTCACCATTGCTTCTTTTTATTATGCCATATATTATTTTAAGAGGGTTAAAAATGAAAATAACATGGGCAACCTATAAAAAAATATTATATATGCAATTGCAAAATCACGCTATTGGGCAACTTTTTACATCATTTCATAAAGTAAAGTTGAATCAAAAAGCATATATTTTGTTTTGTGCAGGGATGTATGTATTTAATTTATATCAAAATATTTTATCTTGTAGAAGATTTTATAAAAATGCCTTCTTTATTTCTGAAAATATAGATACATTAAGACAATATTTGAAATATACAATTCAAAAAATGAAAACATATGAAAAAATTATTGATAATAAAAAAACTTACAATAAATTTAAATCTGATTTAGTAAAAAATAGAGAAGAGTTGGAAAATTTTGTAGTAAAAATAAATAATATTCCGAAAAAAAGCTTGAATGTTAAAAATATAATGCAATTGGGGTCAATTATGAAATATTTTTATGCTATTTATGATGATTTTGATCTTGAAAATATTTTAAATTATTCATTTGGTTTTAATGGATATATGGATAATATGAAAGGATTATCTAAAAATCTCTCCGAAAAAAAAATTAATTTAGCAAAATTTAAAGAAAAAAAAAGTGTATTAAAATTTAAAAATATATATCACCCAAGCATTAAAAATCCTATTAAGAACGATATTAACTTTAAAAAAAATAAAATTATTACTGGACCAAACGCAGCTGGTAAAACGACAATTTTAAAAGCAACAATATTGAATACTATTTTTTGCCAACAATTTGGTTTAGGTTATTTTGATTCCGCTACAATTTCCCCATTTAATTATATACAATGTTATATAAATATTCCAGATACTTCAGGAAGAGATAGTTTATTTCAAGCTGAAGCAAGAAGATGTAAAGAAATTTTAGATATAATTCAAAAAAATCCACATTCAAGACATTTCTGTGTTTTTGACGAATTATATTCCGGAACAAATCCATATGAAGCAATTAGTTCAGCAGCTAGTTATTTGAAATATATAACAAAAAAAGACAATGTTCGATTTATGCTAACAACTCATTTTATTCGATTATGCGATATTTTTAAAGATGATAAAAAAATAGAAAACTTTTCAATGAAAACGGATATAATAAATGATACCCCGAAATATCATTATAAAATACAAGAAGGAATTTCAAAAATAAAAGGTGGTATAACTGTTTTAAAGGAAATAAAATACCCTAAAGAAATTTTAACAAATGCAAAAAACATTTTAGAAAAACTGTAATATTATATTCATAATATATTTTGTTCGTTTAAATATTAAAAGAATAATATTTAAAAAATATATTATGAATATAATTGTAATTTGTTTAGCACAAGTTTTATTAAGTAGTATTTTACTTTTTGCTTATTTTAAAACAAGAGTAAGTAAGGTTGAAGAAAAATTAGATATAATGTTTCAATTGGTTCAAAGTCATGCTGCACAACAACAAACAATGAAAATTTATGAAAATAATACACAACCTAACATAAAATTTAATGATGTTAATGATGTTAATAATGAAGTTAATAACGAATTAGATAAAAGAAGAGAAAATTTAATTAGTGTATCTGATGATTCAAGTGATGAAAATAATACAAGTGATGAAGAAAATGAATCAGAAAATGAATCAGAAAATGAATCAGACGAAGAAAATGTATCAGAAAATGTAAATGAATTGGTTATAGGTGAAGAAATAAAAAAAATATCTTTAAATTTAGAAATTAATAATGAAGATGACGATGTTTCATTTATTTTAGAAAAAAAGGATAACATTGAAACATTAAGCGATGTAGAATTAAATCTAGAATTAAATGCCGAAATATTGGAAGAAGTTAGTGTTGATAATTTATCAATTGAGGAAGAAGTTGATTATGAGAAATTTAGAGTTGTAGAATTAAAAAAAATGTGTCAAGAAAAAGAACTTGAAAATTACAAAAAATTGAAAAAAAGTGAATTAATTGATTTATTAAAAAAAAATTAATATATATTATAAATATAAATGAGTTGGGGCACATGCTATTCAGGTTCAAATAATATTCATCTTAATTATCCAGCACTTATGAGCGACGGAAAACAATTTACTTTGTTTAATCCAGCTTGTGATTTAAATGAAAAATTAAAGAAAAAAACAGGAATGAAAAATAACTATGAATATAGACAATTTTTAATTTCAAATGGTATTTCTTTAATGAATAAAAATGGGATTTCTTCATGTAATGAAGCATCTGAATGTGTAAATAATATATCAAATATGAAATCTTATGGTAAATATTTATACAAAAGTGTTAATGATAATAAACAACATTATGGTTATGAATCTTCTGATTTAAAGAAATTATATTTAGAAAGAAAGGAATTACAAAATTCCTATGTAGCACCTATTGTTACTCAAGAAGAATTATTAAAATTAGAATCAAGACGTTAATTATCTTTAAAAATATTAAATATTTTTAAAGATAAATATTTTTAAAGATAAATATTTTTATAAAGATATTTTTAAAAAACTTAAATATAGAAACTTATGAATATTACATGAAAATATTGAGTATCGATGTTGGAATAAAAAATTTAGCATATTGTTTAGTAAATTTTGAAAAAAATGAAATAACAATTGATGAATGGGAAGTTATAAATATTTGTAGAGAGAAAAATCTAGTATGTAGTGAAAAACTAAAAAAAAAAGGCACAATATGTGGAAAAAAGGCAAAATTTTATAAAAACAATTCATGTTATTGTAGCATCCATTCAAAAAATAGCGATTTTTTGACACCATCTAACGATATACGACTATTAAAAAATAAACTGTTAAAAAAAAATAAAAAAATCTCTCAAAAAAAATTAATTGAATTTTGCAAAAATAATAATTTAGAATATTTGAAAATTAGAAAAGATAATTTAATGAATAATATTATTGAATTTTTAGATACAACATACTTAAATACAGTTGAAAAAATAAATGCTAACAATTTAAATATGATAGATTGTGGGATTTTATTAAAAAAACATTTAGATAAAACTTTTAAAGATAAAAAAATAGATAGAATTATTATTGAAAATCAAATAGGTCCATTAGCATTACGAATGAAAATGATGCAGGGTATGATAACACAACATTTTATTGAACATAATTTAGAAAAAATAGAGTTGATAAATGCTTCTAATAAATTAAAGGATTTTTTGAAAGGAAAAACAACATATAATGAAAGAAAAAAATTAAGTATTATTACTACTAGAAATTTTTTAGAGAATGATATTAAATTAAATAAATGGCTTGAATACTATAATAAACATTCCAAAAAAGATGATTTAGCGGATTCTTATTTACAATGTTTATGGTATATTAACCATATTGTAAAAAATGAAACAATTAAAAATAAAAATCAATTAAAAATAAAATAAATAATTATGCGTCATACTTAAAATTAAATGATATATATTAATCATAATGGACATTCAAGAAATAAATATAGGAATCGATGGACCGAAATTAAATGTTATTGAAAAAGACAGTTCGGGATTAAGTAATAAAAAGAGTGTTAATTTTGGACCTGGTGCTGATTTGTTAATGAATCCGAAATCACAAAAACAACAAAATAAAAGTTCTAGTATGGAAATTTCAGATATAAATGAAATTAATATTGGGGGTTCTTCATTAAAAGAGGCACGAAATTCTTTATTTTCAGATATAAAATTACCAGATAATAATATTAAAATAAATTTTGCAGAAGATGGTAAAATAGGAGATTCGAAAAATTTTATTAACAACGATATTTTGAAAAATGCTGTAAAAAAAGAAAAATCTGAATCCAATGATGGATTTAAAAAATTCAATGAAATACCTGTTAATCCAAATGTTGTACCACCAAAACAACCAAGAATATCCCCAAAAGAATTACTTCGAGAAAAATTTAAATATTTAAGACTTTTAGAATCTATCGAGCAAAAAGGAGTTAATTTAAGCAAAAAATATTCAATGGATTCTTCTTTAGAAGAAATGAAAGGAGAATATGAAACACTCAAAGAAGAAAAAGAAAAATCGAATAGTGTAAAATTTCAAGGAAAAATGCTCATGGCCTGTGTTTCTGGTCTAGAATTTTTAAATGGTAGATTTGACCCATTTGATTTAAAATTAGATGGATGGGCAGAAGCCGTAAATGAAAATATGGAAGAATACGATGATGTATTTGGTGAGTTACATGAAAAATATGGTTCTAAAGCTACAATGGCTCCAGAACTTAAATTATTATTTATGCTTGGTGGAAGTGGTGTAATGCTTCATATGACCAACACCATGTTTAAGTCTGCAATGCCCGGTATGGACGATATTATGAGACAGAATCCTGAATTAATGCAGCAATTTACACAAGCAGCAGCTAGTTCAATGGGAGAAAGTAATCCTGGTTTAGGTGGATTTATGAATATGGTTGGTGGTAACATGCAGCAAATGCAACCACCAAGAGGAAGTCCACCAGGTCCTAATGAAGGTATGAGAATTGACCCACCACAAATGCAACAATCATCAAGACCAGATATTGATATGGCGCGGTCAAATACAAGAGCTAGTTTTAATGATGCTGAAAACATGGAATCAAATTTTGCATCTGTAAATGAAAAAAGAAAGGAAATGCGTGGGCCAAGTGATTTGAGAGATATTTTATCTGGATTGAAAACAAAAAGTATTAATTTGAAAGAAAATAAACCGGGAAGTACTGTTAGTATCGATGAATTAAATGATATGAAATCATCTATGAAAAAACCAAAAAAAAGTAAAAGAAAACCGAAGAGTGAAAGAAACACTATTACATTAGACCTATAAACTTTTAAAAAAAGTTTAACAAAAGTATAGTTTTGTCATACTTTTTTTAAAAGTATAAAAAGTATAAAATTGATAAATTAAATCTAATTAAATATATTTTCTATTAATATATTTAATGCAAAAACCATTTTTAAAATGGGTAGGCGGAAAAACACAAATCATTGAAAAAGTTCTCTCCAAATTTCCAAAAGAAATTGAAAATTATTATGAATTATTTCTCGGTGGTGGAAGTGTTCTTCTTGCTTTACTATCATCAGATATAACAATAAAAGGTAAAATCTACGCATACGATATTAACAAACCATTAATCTATCTTTACAAAAATATACAAAGAAACCCATCTAATTTATATAAAAAAATTAAAGAAAATATCGAAATCTATGAGAGTTGTCCATATATCGATAAAAAAGTAAATAGAAAACCGGAAACATTAGAAGAAGCCAAAGAATCGCGTGAAACTTATTATTATTGGATAAGAAAACAATACAATGATTTGCCGGATAAATTATCTATTTTGGGTTCAGCATACTTCATAATATTAAATAAATTGTGTTTCCGCGGTGTATATAGAGAAGGACCTAATGGATTTAATGTTCCTTTCGGTCATTACAAAAAAACACCCACAATTATAACAGAAGAAAATATTCATAAAATAAGTAAATTAATTCAAAAAGTAAAATTCAAATCAAATGTATTTATTAAAACGTGTAGAAAAGCAAAGAAGGGAGATTTTGTTTATATGGACCCACCTTATGTACCTGTTGATAATAAATCATTTGTCACATATAATAAACGCGGTTTTAACGAAAAAGACCATAAAAATGTATTTAATATAACAAAATTATATGAATTAAAGGGAGTAAAATTTCTTTTGAGCAATGCAAATGTACCTTATGTGCAAAAACAATATACTGATGAAAAAATAACTTTGGAAGAAATAATTTGTAAAAGAGCTATCAATTCTAAAAACCCTGGGGCAAAAGCAAAAGAATTATTAATTTATAATTAAAAATATATTTTTTTTTAAAATAATTTAGAAATTATTTTCACAAAAATGAAATATTTAGCAACTTTTTATAAAAATATGCGTTAAATATTTAGCAACTTTTTATAAATAAAATATGCGTTATATATAATAATATGTCGGGGGAGAATATACAGACGGTGCTATCGATGGAGACAAGAAACGTGCTGCCGAAAACGTCCGTGGAAAACAACAATACGGACGTCCCGCTCTCGGCCACACTGGGAAAAGCCCAAAGAAAAGTGGCAGAAACACAAAATACAACTCGTCTAAAAAGCCAATTTCAAATTAGTACTATTCTGCCAGCTAAAAGTGGTAGTAGTACATTCACAAAAGTACCAAAACCTTTAAAAGCTAAAATGGTTACTGGAAAACGTCATCATTTAGGAGGACAAGGGAAAACCAAAAGTAAATCAAAAAGAAGACGTAAATCAAAAAGAAGACGTAAATCAAAAAGAAGACGTAAATCCAAGAGAAAAAGAAAAAGCAAAAGAAAAAGCAAAAGAAAAAGACGCAGAAGAAAACGCTAAACTCCAAATTTTAAAATAATTTCAAGAAAATTATTTTAAAATTTATTATTAATGATATCTGAAAATTTAACAAATTCAATATTTCTTTCTTTCCAAAAAGCCAACATCTCCTTTTTTTCAGTTGAAATATCTTCACCAAATACCTTTGTTTTCCCATGCGTCAATTCATATTCTTGATATGCCACACATACTATCTTAAGAGGTTTTCCATACAATTTTGGAATTTCAGCATATTTATATGGCACGCCAAATACTTTTTCTCCAGCAGTGCCGGATGTGGTCCAATTTCGCGTTTTGACTTCAATGATAGCATCTTCAATTTCCCAATCAGGTTTATAACCGTTTATATTTTTTGGTCGATAAACAGTATGACCCTGTGAAGAAAGAATTTCAGCAACAATGGATTCTCCTAGTATGGTTGTCCATTGGGAAGTTTGGTTTTCTGGACTTCTACCAATAAGCAAATTCCCCCAGTTTTTTTCAGCCTTATTCATTTTTTCATTCATTTGTTTTTTTGATAAATTATTATCATTTTTACCAATAAAAGGGTTAGAAATACACCATTTACAAATAGAATTTAATGAACTTTCAAAATTCATACATGATGGTTTTCGATACATTTATATATTTTATATTTTTATATTTTTATATTTTTATATTTTTGTTAAAAATAAAAATATAAAAAATCAATTTTAAAAGAAAAAAGTAATTAATAATATAATGTCTGATGAGTTTAACGAGATATGTTCTATATGCCATGAAAATATGAATATAATAGATAATGATGAGATGTATGAATTACCAGAATGCAAACATTATTTTCATACAAATTGTATTTTAACATGGTTTAGAGCTGGTCATAATAGATGCCCATTATGCAATAACGAAGGTATTAATAATAAGAATATGAGTATAAATTTGATAAATAATACTTTAAATAATTATTCGTGGCAATACAAAAGTAAATTGTTAAATGATAATTATATTAAAATGAGAAATATTTCAAGGAAGAAAAATGCACCAAAAGGATTAAAAAAAAAAATTGAAAAGTTAAGGAAATCAGAAGAAAAATATAAAATTGCGATAAAAGAATTTAAGGATTTTATTAATTCAACGCCGGAAAATATGAGAGTGAAACAACTTATTTCAAAAGGAAAAAGATTAAGAAGAAAAAAATGGGAACTTAAACGAAAGATTATTAAAATGAAAACTTATATTGGATTATCAAATCCTGTAATAAATATTATTATTCCCCAAAAAGTGGAAGTTTAATTTTAAGCCTAATAAATAATTTTGTTATAAATTATTTATTATGGTAATATAATGTTGGGATTAATATTATATGAAACAGTTGATTTATTGTATAATATAGGTTCATTAACAATTAATGGTACAATATCTGTTTATAAATGGTATTATTCGGTTCCAGACAAGAATATACCAAAAGAAAAGGAGATAGAGATGTTACTGTTGAGATTGGAAAATTTAGAAAAAAAATTACTTACAAATGGGACCGGCGAAAATCATGAAGAAACAGAAAACCGGGAACAAAAAAACGGAAATAACTAATAATTTATAAGGTATAAATAATGCACAAGAAAAACATTTAAAACAACCGTCTTTTTTTTGCCTTTCTTCTAATAGTTCAATGTTCTCATCATAAGAAACAAAAATATTATCATATATATCATCCGCTGCACCTGGTAAATACTGAAAATATAATTCTTCAAATTCATTATCAAGCATCATTAAGAATTCCATTGCTAATGAATTTAAAATCATGTTTTGCATATCATCTTCTACAAACACGACCCATATATTAGCACCATAAACCAGCAAACAAAATGAAAATTCTTGAAAAGTATCCAAAATAGAAGAAATACTATTTACACGATTCATTTTTTTCAAACTTATACTGTTTGTTATGTTATCCCAGATAAAAAAGGAACGTGCAAAATAAACAATGGATATACCGCTTATCATTATTTTATTTTCAGTGGAACCATGTCCATTACATATTTCACCATCAAATTTATTATTTTCGTTAATAATTAAAGCTATATACAATAACCATTGTCCAATAAAAATCAAAACAGGCAGGGCAAATATGAGTGAAAAAATATGCGAACAAAAAATTTTATTTGTTTTTTTTAATTCTTTATTTAAGTAACCTCTTTTTATGTGATATTTAAACAAACTAAACATACCGAAAGAAGGAGTTGATTTAACAATTTCTTTTTTATCTTCTGAAGTCATTTCATCGTCAATATTTGGTTTTATTGGAGAGTTATAACCTGGTGATATTTTTTGTACATGTTCCCCTCCTAATAATAAATGGTCAGACATTTTTAATTTGAAGTTTTTAAAAACTAGTGGGATGGCTTCGCAAACATGTTCGCAGTATGATTTTCTTTTTGGTATTAAGGCATTACGTGTTTTCATTCTGTTACGTTCAATCATAATTTTTTCAGGATGAGTATTTAAATAATTTGTATTACATCCAAGTTTCATTTCTTCTGCAAATTCATTGGAATTCATTTTTTTTAACATTCGATTACTTAAATTATAAATAATTATTTAAGTAATTTAAATAAATTTTAACGTGATGTATGTTTCATTGTTCTGTTTCTAGAGCTTTTAATATTTTTTTTAAGAGTTCTATTCACAGCTTTTTGTTTTTTCATATTTTCAAAAGAACTAGAAATGATAGATATTTCGGGTGAAATTTTTTGAATAGATGTTATTCTTTTGATTTTTTCAGGTTCTTCAGGTTCTTCAGATTCATCATTGGGTAATTCGGGCGGAACAATGTTTTCTTCAAATGTTTTTGCTATTTTATTCAGATTTTCATTAAAATTTTTTTTAGATACATCACAATTTAAATTATTTCCAATATTACCAAAAAAATCACCAATCATTCTTAAAGCACCATCACCTTTACTTTCATTCATTAATTCATTTGTTGTTAAAAGGTCTTTTATATCTAAATCTATATTTAATTTTATTTTTATTATACCAGGTTCATCTCCAGCAACTCTTTCAATAATAAATATTTTTTCTTTTTTTATTTTTATTTCTTTTTGTGTTTTTTCATCTTTTTCTATATAATAATCGTTGGGTTGTGTTAGCTTTTCGAAATTATATTTTCTAATAGTAAAAACTTTATCATCGGTTGGTTCAACTAATTTATTAGGGTTATTATAAAATTCTTTTTTATCAATAGTAGTTTGATTTGTATATTTTATTTTTACTTCTTTTGGATAAAATTGGCTATTTTTAATAAATTTTTTTTTAACTAATTCTTTTATTTCATTTTCAAATTGTTTCTCATAACTTATAAATTTTATTTTATTTATTTCATTTTTCTTTTTCATAACACCCATTATAAATTTATAATAATCAATATCGTTATTAATGAAAAAATCTTTTTTATTTAAATTATCTTTGGATTTTGAACCGGGAATTTTACCAAAACTTTTCAATATTTTATTAAATAATTCAAAAGCTTTCTCTTTTATTTCTTTATTCCTTGAATTATTTTGGTTTTGCAAAGTTTCTATAAAGTCTTTTTTATATCTATTAAATAAAACATTAAAATATATTATTTCTTTAATAAGTAGTTCATTGAGAAAATCTTCTTTTGCAGTTGGTCTTTTTATTTTTCGAATTTGGTAAAAAAGATTTATGTTAGAATCTCTTAATTCTTTTAATTTTTCTTCAACTACTTTTTTATTTTCTTCATGGATTTTATAATTTTCATTCAATTCTTTGTTTGAAAATTTTTTATCATTATTTTCTAAACTATTTTTTGGATTAGATTTAAGTTCAATATTTTTTAAAAAAATTATTATTTCATAAAATTTTACTATAAAATTTTTTTTATTTTTTATTTCTCCTTCTAAAGTTTCTCTTAAGTTAAATTTATCCTTTAAAACATTTGTTTTTTTTATTTCAATATTAAAACCTTTTAAATCTTCAAGTAGTTTTAATTTTTTAAATGGAACATTTTCCATAATTTTTATTTTTTTTTTTGTTTTATATGATTTTCCATTTTTATCTTTTTCATATATAAAAGGTGGGTCATTAAATATTATTTCAAATTTTACATTTGGTTCTGATGTAGCTTCCCATTTTCTAACTATACCTTTTTTTAAATGATTTGGATGTTTTTCATTGAAATACTGTATTTTATCATTAACAAATATTTGTAGATATTTATTTTTTGTTTTTTCTCCAGAATATTCATATTTATTTTCATCTGCAAATTTTGGAATTTTATATAATATTTTTACGTTATATATATTTTTATTTTTTTTCCTTTGTTTGTCTGCTTCTCCTTCTCTCGTCTTCTTTTGTTTTATTACGTCTTCTTTTCTTTTTTTTATAAGCTCATATTTTTTAGCTTCAACTTCAGCTTTGAACCTAATTTCTCTTTTTTTTTCATCTGTTAATTTTTCTTCTTTTTTATATTTTTTATCACTCATAATATATTTATAAGATATAATTAATAAATTATCTTATAAATGAACGTTAAAAGCCGACATATGTCTTAACATATCTTTTTTTTTATTTTTATTTTTTGCTTTTTCTAAAATAGCGGTTGCTTTATTAATTTCTTCTTCTGTTACTTCACCATCACCATCTAAATCTAAAATATTTTCATATTCACGATATTTTTTCGGTATTATACATAATGCACTTTCTTCATTTAATAAATAATCTATTAAAACATTAAATATTCCTGTAATAGCCAAAGCAATTAAAATATCTTTTGTACCCAACCACGTAATAGCAAAAATTAACATATGCCTTCCCAACGATTTTCTTAAATATTTTTCTTGAGATTTATTAATATCTATTTTAACATATCTTGTACCTATATTTAACAAAATCATTACGAAACCTGCAAATAATTTACTACTATTTATATTATTTAAAAAAGGCGCCAATGGTCCTAATAAACTTTCTATCATCACTAATATTTATATATATTTTTTTATTTTTTAATAAAAAATAAAAAATTAAACATTTTGCGCACCTTTTCGAATATTATCTGCTACACAATAAGCTTTTGAAAATAAAGTATAAAAGCTAGTAATTTTAGGACATTTTCCACCGGGAGAGCTTATACCCATATCATCTTTCAATTGTTGTGCTTCTTGTTTTGCTTTTTTTTTTTTAATTGTGCTGAATCTTTCGTTATCTATACAATTGTTTTGTTTATCTTCAGAACTATATGATTCTTTACACATATTCTTAATATTATCTTTTTCTTCTTGTGTTAGCAACCCTTTATTTTCAGCTCCTTCTAAAGCTTTTTTCTTTTTTTTTTCTTCGAAAACTGCTTTTCTTTTGGCTGCTATTGCATCAACTGCTCTTTTTTCGGCAGCTTCTCTTGGTGTAATTTTACCAGCATCTACTGCTGCTTTTTCTTCTTTTGTTAATTTAATATTATTTTCAGCTCCTTCTACAGTTGTCTGCATAATATTACAACAAAAAACATATAATAAGAAAATCATTAATAATATTATAAATTTTTTATTTCTTTTTTTCATTTATAATATTATTATATTTTTATTGCTTTGTTGATGCAATTGTAGATTTTTCAGAATTTGTTTTCAAAAATCGGTCGAAATCAGTTAAATTATGTTTCATTGTATTTCTTAAATCACCAAGAAAATTTTTATTCATTACTTTTTTGGATATCATATTAAATCCTAAAAATCCTTCTTTACCGTCGTTCTTTGCTTGTTCGTCGTCGTTCTTGTCTTCCTCCTCTTTTTCATTGTCTTCGTCTCCCGGGTCCTCTTCTGGGTCCTCTCCTGGAGCCTCTCCCGGGTCCTCTTCTTCTTCATCTCCCGGGGGGTCCTCTTCTGGCTCCTTTTCTGTAATATCAGCCATACTACTTTCACCTTCTTTAAAACCTTCAAGAGTATTATGAAATAAAACAATTACAATTAAAGCAAAAAATATAGCACAAGAAAATTCACAGTAAATAAGAACATATGCTAAAATAATAACCAAAGCTGCTCGACCAAATGCACTGGTAGCTATATCAGTTAAAAAAGAAGGTGTTCTATACATTAATAAAATTAATGCAGCAGCAAAAAGCAAATTTAAATTTTTCATTTTAAGTTTTTTAATCATTCTATATAAATTACTATATATTTTTTCAAGTTATTATAAATAAATTTTTATCTCATTTTTTTATAAGAATGAGTTCAACTTTGGGATTTTCAGATTTTAATAATGATGAAGAAATTAAAAATGTATATAATGAATCGAATAAAAGAAAACATAAAAAAACATATAAAAAAAAAGAAAATATAAATAAAAAGAAGATTACTGGTGAAAAAGTGGAAAATTTCCTAAATTTAATGAAAGATATGGGGAATGATGATGCTGATGATTCTGGTTTAGCAGATTTTAAACCGCCCCCAAAACCCCAATTAACAAAACAACCAGAAGAGAAAAAAGAAAATCATATAGATGAAGATATTAGTCCAGATGATTTTGAAAAGTTGAATGATTATGCCGCAAATCAACAATATTATAATCAATATATTCCATATTATTCAGAATCTCAAAATAATACTAATGTTTCTGGTAATAAAGATGTTTTTTTTGAAAAATTAAATTATGTCATTCAAATGTTGGAAGAAAATAAAGATCAAAAAACACATAATGTTACTGAAGAATTGGTTTTATATATGTTTTTAGGCGTTTTTGTAATTTTCGTTGTTGATTCTTTCGCTAGGTCTGGAAAATATACTAGATAATACAAAATATATCTTTACTTTCTTTAGGATTATATGCAAAATTGTAAAAATATAAAGAATTTACAGGTTTTGCTATATAACTATATCTATCCAATAATAATTTTAAAATAATATTATTATTTGATAAATTTTCTACCAACAAAATTTCAGAACGCAAATCTTTAGAAATAAGACTCATTGATATAAAAAATCCTAAAGTAAATATATTATTATCAATATCTTCGCATTTATAACTAGAACAAAATTCTAAACTATTAACACCATCATATGTAGTATATGGGTTTCTAAATACATAAAAACATTTAAATTTTTCATTAATCATTAAAACCGTTATCCGAATATGTTCTTTTTCAATTAAATAAAAAATATGACCTAAATTCAGTGTTATAAAACATTTAAATTTTTTTTTACATTCAAAAAAAAGTTGATAAAATTTATTCATATTTGATTTATTTACAAAAATAATATTAATATTTGGTTGGTCAAAATTATAACACATTTTCCAATTATTTATTTTAAAAATATAATTATTATAACTTGTTAAAGGAACAATCATTGTTTTTTTATTTTCTCTTTTAAAAAATGAAACAATATTATTACAATTATTTCTTGTATGATAATAATGCGTAAATATTTGATTTGCGGCATACATTTTTTTTCTGTGTTTTTCATCAACACATAAATAATCTACATAATTTATAATCATTTTATTACCATCAATATAACATTCAAGTGGTTTTGTCGTCATACAAGATAAAATGTTATTATTATAAATTTTAATTGAAATGAATGATTTATCATTATGCGATTCAAAATTATCAAAAATACTTTCATTTGAAGCACCATATTTTTCATAATTATTAGGCATGTAATTATTTCGAATGAAATTGGCAAATAGTTCTTTTTTTTCAGTAGAAATTATATCATAATTGTAAAATTGTATTGTTTCATCATAAAATTTATTTTTTTCGGGTAAATCTTCATTTATAATTCCCGGTGGTTTTATCCAATAATATAAATTATGATAATGAAACACTGGTTGTCTTGACCAAAATGGATATTTTAATTTAAAATAACCAGTAATAAGAAAATAAATAATAATAATTGTTATGATTGTATGCATTATTTTTATTCTTGCATGGTCTGCCATTAAATATATTAAAACATTAAATATATTTAATATTTTTATTTTCTTAATTTATTTTGAAATTTACTTTAAAATTTACTTTAAACTATGGTTTTTTTAATATATATAAATATTGATATTCATATGCACATGATTTCATATCTATTTTTCCTTGCAATATAAATCCAACAGATTTTGCTAATGACAAAACGTCTTTTTGTTTTTCCATATATAACGTATGTTCATTTTGTCTGACATTTCCTGATTTATCACTTTTGAATGTCTCTTCAAAAATGGCTTGATTTTTATGTTTTTGTAATTTAAAATCTGCCTTATATTGAAAATTTTTAAACTTTATTACAGAATTTGTTATTCTGTTTTTTGCATATTTTTGTGCAGAAACAAGAGATAAAATGTCAGAAGCATTAACAATCGGATTAAATTTATCCCTATTTACTAAATGTAAGGTTAATGTTCCATTTGGTTTTAACCAACTGTATGCATTTTTAAAGAATTTTAACTTATCCTTAATATAATATATTGTAAAGTAAGTACATAAAATATGGGTAAATGAGCTAGGTGGGTGATTCATTGAATTTAAGGCATCCTTTTTTACAATATCGCATTCTGGATGTTTTTTATTTGCTTTTTTTACCATAGATGCTGATTTATCAATACCTTTTACTTTATATCCTTTTTTGACAAATTTTTTTACTAAATTCCCCGTTCCACAACCTATATCCAAAATTTTACTTTTTTTTTTATTTGGTTTTGTTGTATAGCAAATTTCTTTAAATTCGAAATCCGTTTTATAACCATCTCTAACAATTTCATCATAATATCCTACATAAAAATCGTCATATAATTCATCATTTTTTTTAATTTCATATGGTTTCATTTGTGAAAATCCTTCCATAAGGGGGTTATTTTTATTGTATTTATTTAATAATATTAAGATTAATGCCATTATTATAAATAATTTTACCCAAAAGGATGATTTATTAAATTTTTTTAATATAATAGTTGAATATCTTTTAATGAATTTAAAAAATGTTAATACCGTTTTTTCAATTAAATTTTTTTTAACCATATGTATTAATATATGATTTTTTTTTATAGAAAAATATATAAATGAATGAAATAGTTGACAGAAGAAATATTAAGGATTTTAAAACTATCACATTTTCAAAATATAAAAAATCAGATGCTAAAAAAGAATTAGTAAAATCTTTATTATCAGGTAAATTAGAGGATGCTAGTTATTGGTCTGCAGAATTTATTTCAGCCGGGCAATTTTTATATTTATGGGAAATATTTATTTTAGTTATAAGTAAAAATATTCATATTGGTAATCCAAAATTACCAATTTATTTAGATATGAGGATAAATGCTTTTAAAGATATCCTTAATGGTGGTTATTCTAATAATATTTTAAAAATGAGAAATAATGAGAAAATTAGGAAATTATTTGCTGAAGTTTGTTGTGTTATTTGTTATTCAAAAAAGAAAAATTCTTATGATGTTCCGAAAATAAGTGAATCTGATTTTGATTTCTTTTATTTAACAAATAAACTTTCAGCCAAAAATAAAAAACATGGAAGACAATCTTTCAAAAATGAAGACCCTAGTGAAATTTTTGTAGCTATAAATGAATTAGCATGGAATATAAGTAACAAAAATAAAGATACGTATAAAGCTATTTATTGGGTAGAGTGGATTTTAGAATATCATAAAATATGTAAAAAAAAAAAAATTCAAAAAATATGTGCGAGACGCCAATATCCTGTAGAGGGTAAATTTCAAAAAGAAATGGTTTGGATTATATGGGATGTAATTTTAGTAGAATCAAAAAAAAGAGGAGATGGTCTATTAAAAATTAATACATCTTTATTAAATATTTTTTGTTTAAAATACCAAGAAAGTATAAAATTTAAAAGAAAATTAATAATATATTATGCTTTATCTATGCTTACTGAAAATTATGATTTGAAATTACCTGTACTGAAAAATGTTGAAATAGCTGAAAAAATAAAATCTAAAATAAATATAATTTATAAAGAAATTAAAAAAAGTGAAGAAAAGCCAGCAACTGATTATTTATTTAATAATAGTATTAATAACGGAAATTTAGAAAAAACTATTGATAAAATAGACAAATTAAACACCATGACATTTATTCCACGAAATTAAATATTTTATAGATTAAAATTATCTTAAATATAGTTTAGGAAAAATAAAATATTATATTATTTTATAATGCCAATTGGAGGAGCTAGAAAACAACGCGCTTTATCTGTTTATGGTTGCGGTGGAAATATGAAAGCTGGACTACCATCATCAGTCGGTGTGCCACTTGCACAAAGATTGAGATTCAGTGATTGCACATGCAAAATTGATAAAGGTAAAGGAAAATGTGCAAAAAAATAAAAATAATTATTTAATTTATTTTTAATAAAAATAAATTAAATAACCAAAATAAATAACCAAAATTAAATGTCTTCTTTGTCCTCTTTTACTTCTATATCTTTTAATTTTATCAGGTTTTTTATTTTTTCCCTTTTATTATTATGCATATTTTGACTTTCTTTTAATATACATTTTCTCAAAATTTTTAACATTGTTCTGCTAATTGTATTATTTATAATTTGAAAAATTTTTATAATACCACCTGTTGTACCAACAATAGATAAAATATCTTTATCATCATCAGTTCTTAATATCCAAACATCAGATAATATAGCCATTAATATAGAATTTGTTATAACTAACACGATTTCCAATATTAATTTAAATCTTTTTTTTATAACATTATCTACTTCATAATTAGGTAATTTTTTTATATCTAAAAATAAATCTTCATAATATAATGGTTTTGACGCAGTATAATAAACTATCCAAGTATAATTCCAAAATAAAATTACCGAAGCTACAAAAACAATAATTGGTAAATAAATCAATGTTCTAACTTCTTCAATTGGTATAATTGCCAATATACCAAGTAATGGTAAAAAATATCTTTTTATTGGTATTTTTTTACAACATTTCTTACAATTTTTACTACAACATTTATTGTCATAACACATATTACCATAACACATATTATTATACTATTTTAATTAACATTTAAATAATTTAACAATATATTTTAGTAATTAATTTAAATTTTAAGTTGAGTTTATAAAATATAAAATATGGTTAATTTCTATATGAATAAACTACAAGAATCAATACAAAATACCTTTAAAGATATATTATCAGGCAATGTAAGTCCCAGAAGCATACAAACAAAATTAAAAGAAAACATTAGTAATTTGGCTCAACAAACTGAAAATATCAATATGAATGAAACAGTAGATATTACAGGAAGTATTTCTGAAAAAACAGAAACTGTTGGCTTTAGTAAATGGCATTTTTTTAAAATTATTTTAGCGGTTGTTATTATTTGTTTATTAGCAATAAATGCTTATACATATGTTACCAATGGAACAGATGCTTTTACATATTTTCTAGGTAATGAAACGAAAAACACTAAAATTGAAAAAAATAATTCCAGTGATATTGAAAAAAATATGAAAGAAACTCAATCTAAAAAATCCAATGAATTTGGTGATGATAAAGCAACAACTGCTATTCATTCTTCGATAGATATTGAAGCAGAAAAATTATCACAAAATGAAAAAAAAAATTCAAGTGATATAGAAAAAGTAATAAAAAATAAAAAAACAAATAAAAAAGCTTATAAAGCAAATAATGTATCAAATAATGTTAATAAAAAAGTAGGATATTGTTATGTTGGTTCGGATAGAAATGTAAGAACCTGTGTTAAAATTGGTGAAAATGATACTTGTATGTCTGGTGAAGTTTTCCCAACAAGAGACATTTGCATTAATCCCAATCTAAAAGAATAAATTTTTTTTTGAAATTAACAATATATTTCTTTTGCAAAATTGCACATATTCATATTTTTATTAAAAGCCCATACAAACCATACTAATTTTATGGTAGCTATAATGAATATTATTTTATTAAATCCAAGACTTAATTGTAAATTTCGTGTTTTTTCAGCATGATATATAATTAATCCGACCATCATTAAAAATATTACTTCAATAAAAATAAAAATATATAATTTCATTTATATATTTTTATAATATTTTTATAATATTATAAAATTGATTTAAAATAAATTAAATGAATTAAATAATAAAAAAAATGATTGATGATAAAGTTATACAGACAACTGGATTAAAAAGAAAAACCATTGATAAATTTTATACATCACCATTAATTGTAAATGAATGTATTAAATTAATAAAGAAAAAAATTAATATACAAGAAGACGATTTATGTATTGAACCAAGTGCTGGGAATGGGTCATTTATTAATGGTATCCGGTCATTATTTAAAAATTATAAATTTTATGATTTGGAACCGGAAAATGATGAAATACTAAAACAGGATTATTTAGAATATGATTATAATACAATTATTAAAAAACCAAATAGCAATGTTCATATTATTGGTAATCCACCTTTTGGTCGTCAGTCTTCTCTAGCTATAAAATTTATAAAAAAATCGTGTGAATATTGTGATAGTATTTCATTTATATTACCTAAAAGTTTTAAGAAGGATAGTTTAAAAAAACATTTCCCACTTAATTTCCATCTTATTTGTGAATACGATTTACCAAAAAATGCATTTCTTGTTGATAAAAAAGAATATAATGTTCCCTGTGTATTTCAAATATGGATTAAAAAAGATGTTGATAGAATACCACCTAAAAAACTTATACCTAAAAAATATAAATTTGTAAAAAAAAATGATACACACGATATATCTTTTAGACGTGTTGGTGTAAATGCAGGGGTTATCGATAAAGAAACGAAAAAAAAATCTATTCAATCACACTACTTTATTAAATTTGATATAGAATTTACAGATGAATTATTCAATACTCTAACTAATATTGATTATAATTGTAAAAATAATACTTGTGGTCCCAAATCTATATCCAAACAAGAATTAATGAAAGAATTTAATAATATTATTTGACCTTCTTATTTCTGGGTCTTTTAATACTTTCAATCCAGGGAGGTATCTTTTTACCTCTTAAAAGATTTGGTGTCTCGGTTGGAGACGTATATGTTATAAAGTCTTTGAGTTTTGTTTCAAAATCAGGTATAGAACATTGAACCCTACTCTGCGTACTATCTACCTTTGCATTAATTTGAATTACACCAGTGTATTCTTTTTCTATTTTTTTCTTTTCAACTATATAATTAAATATTTTCTTTGCTTTTTCACCTCCAATATTCCTCGGTATTAATTTTACTTTTTTTACATAGTTTTCTATAACTTCTTTCGTTAAATTTCCAAATAGCACCTTATGGCATTCCAAATTATAATCAATTTCATATATTCGTTTTACAATCTTTCGGTTTTCTATTTGTTGATTCATTATAACGATAATTGTGTTTTTTTCTGTAAAATCGTAATTAAAGAAGCTTAATATATCACCACAACATATTGTTTTCGAAACTGTCGTTTTTATAGAACAGTTTTCATTTTCATTATATATATTTTTATTTTTGGGTATATCATGTTTATCTGTATTGTTTAATTCTGTTGGCAAACCAAAGATTTCTCTAACGCTATTTTCTATATCAAATCCATGTTTTTGTGATTGTCCATTCATTTTTTCTTTTTTAATAATCATAATTATTAAAAAAAAAAATCAATTTAATGTCTATAATTTGGCTTTGGAAGAAATATATTTCTAAAATATATTTCTAAAAAAATATTATAAAAATATTATAAAAATTTAGTTGTTACCTAAAAACCATCTCATTGACAAGTATGGTGGGAAAATACTTAATGTTTGATTGGAAGACATATTGGGTCCAGATGCAATAATATCTTGAATTTCAGTAGTTGTAATTGCTCTATTATAATATCGAAGTGCTGATATTAATCCACTGAATCCACCACCTTGATTTACATATATATTACCATAATTTTGTTTTGGTACGGAAGTTAATTCATGTCTTGCGACAATTGTTCCATTGATATAAACATCTAAATTTCTATTTTCTAATCTTATAATTAAATTAATCCATTTATGAATAGGGATATCGGGTACAACAACCTCTTCTTTAATATTTTCAAATGTATTCATAACAATAATTAATTCATTTTTAGATTCATGTAAATAAACACCGGGTGAATTATTTGGATAAGCCATACCTCTTGCACTATCATCAGTTGAATTTATACCTTCACTTCCTTTATGAAATATGTGTTTCTTTTGACCAGGTCTAAATGAATGAAAATTATCATCTTCAATCATTAACCAAGTTGAATATGTAAATTCAATACCACCATATTGATTATCGGAACGTAATATTGGTTTTGAACCAGCTAATTTTGGGTCTTGCGAAATAACAACGCTTTTTTTTCCATTAATTATACCATCTATTAAAATTGGATTTTTCACAGGTCCAAATAAAGTATGCAATATTATAATCATGATTCGCAACAAATATATAAATAAAATCAATACCAATAATATAAAAACAACTTTTGCTACTAATGAATTAGATTCTAAAAAATCTTTTGAACCAGAAACGATTTTATTATTCCTAAATTGTGCAAATATACCCTGTGGCTTTGGTTCTACTAAATCGCTAGCTGCTTCGGCCATCTGTGTTAAAGGATTGATATTTGATGATAAATTTTTTACAGTTTCCATATCTATATATTATATATTATGATAATATTTAGATATTTAAATTTCTAAACTCCCTACTTCTTCATTGTCTTTTATGTAAGAAAATCGTAATTTATATTTATTAAATAGATTACCAAATAAGCTTCCAGAATAACCTTCCTTATATAATTCATAAACTTCTCTTGGATTTAACGCTCTTGAGTAATATCTAACTTTTGCTATAAAACCATCAAATCCAGCGTCACCACCAACAGTATTTGGCGGACAAATATTAATATTTGTTTGTCCGTCAACTTTTGGAACGCCGTCTAATAAACAAGTTTTTACTAATTTACCATCTATATAAGTATCTAGGGCGCGATTATTAACAGTAATTGATATTTGCGTCCATTTCTGTAATGGTATGTTTGCAACTCTACATTGTCCAGATGGTTTTGTTTGAGAAGTAGATGAACCTGTTCCAACATCGCTAAAAACATGCATATTAATGAGTAAATCATTTGAGGATGATGCTAATTTTATCTCTGGGAATAAATCGTTATTAAGATTTTTTCTTTGTATAATAATTTTATCTTTTCCCATTTTATAATTCCAATCACTTACATAAATCCACATATTGTATGTAAAATCAGTTGATTCTGCGTTGCCTGTTATTTGGGTATAACTTTTTATAACACTTGTTTTTGCTTTTCCCATTGTTAATAAACTAGTTCTTGTGGGGTCAGTAAAAAAATATCTATAAAGCCATATTATAACAAGAAAGATGATAAATCCAATTATAATTGTTTTGAATTCCATATGTATATTATTATATTAGAAATTTTCTAAATAAGCGGGGGGTTTTTATTTTTTAAATATTCGTAATTTGATTTGATTTTTGATTTTGAAATATACGAAGGATAATATATCACATTGCATATTCCACCACTTATTCCATTATCTTCACCCGCAGTCATAGCATTAAATGTTTTAAAAGGGACTATTCTTCCTTCACTTCCCACAAGAACACCATCTAAAAATATATCAACTGTTCCACCAACATAATTAACAACTATATTGTGCCATTTTTGCAATTTAAAATTATCTTGAACAAAAATTGTCTTTAAAAAATTCTTTTCATCTTTTGTTGGGTTCCCTTTCATTTTTTTAGATTTTATTATTAATCTATTTTTTTTTGAATTATATCCTATAACCGGTTCATCATTATAATTCAAAATTTCTGTAAATTTATTATAAGAATTTTTAAAATTTGGCGGTTGGGCATGTATAAATAACCAACACGAAACAGAATAATTATATTTATAAGTTTCTGGTCTAATTTCTTTAAAATCTTTATTATCGGCCAAATAAGTTTTTTGTCTAAAGTATACAGGTTCATTCAAAAGAATTAAACCTTTCTCAAAAACATTATTTGCTTCACTTTTCATTAGTTTTAAATTTTTTATTTCCTCTTCCGTTTCTTTAATTGTATTTTTAAATAAAATTATTTGTTTTGTGTTGTATTGTATATGCTTTATAATTTTTTCAAATTCTTCCAAACATTTCCTTGATTGGTATGCATCCATTATTGCCGAACATTCTTCTCTATTTTTAAATCCGTACGCTCTTAACAATCTTTCTAATTTATATATATTTTCTGGATTATCCAAATTATCTTTTATTATTTTTTCCCATGATGTTTCTGTTAATTTGCTTTTAATCATACGGAGTGAAGATAATTGCCCGGGTCCATTATTATATAATTTTTTTGAAAAATTTATTGCTTGATTAACTTTACTCGTCATAACTGAAAAAACATCAGTGTCTTTATCATATTTTTCTTCTACTTGCATTTCTTGGCGCTTTTTTATTTCTTTTTCTATTTGTTCATATTGATATGAAGTCACGTGTGATTTAAGTTGCTTTAAATTTTTAGGAACTTCTTTAAATATTAATGGTCTTTTCCCATCATAACCTAAAAAGTTTTCATTCCATTCTTTATTTTTATCTACACTTGCTTCACCTTTAATTTCATCCTTTCTAGACCATTTGCATTTCGCTTTTTGTTTATCGCTAGAAAATGATGGCTTATGACCTGTTTTTGTCTCAATTGAATTCCATGTAATATTTTTAGTTCTTATATTTAAATCTCCTAACATTTCTATATTCCCAGCCGGGTCAGAACCTGTTTTATCAATGCAAAATTCATCCAAATTTGTTTTTATTGTTAATCTTATATCAACTGGAACTAATGTTGGATGTGGTTTTTCTGTTGTGACAGACATATCTGAATTAATTTTTATAATTTCTACTTCGCTATTCATTGGGTCAAAATTCTTAATGATATCTATTTTATTTATCAATCTAATATTTTTATGTTTTAATTCTTCTATTTTAAAAGCTATTTTGTTCTTTTTATCACTATCCCCAAGAATTCTTATATATCCTGCTTTTGCAAACAAAGGTATTATTAATGCTGTCATAATTATTAAAACTTCTGCTATTAAAATACCATAAACAACTTTTGGTGTTCTTTTCAATTCAAAATATAAGAAATTTACTAAATCCAAAAATAAACAGGGTAATAAAAATATAAAATTATATATTACTTGGATAACTGGGCTTTTCACATATTCAATAATTTTTTTTTTAAAAATCACCAGAATAGATGCTAAAATAATTACAGTACTTAAAACTATTAAAAGTGTTGATAAAAATTTTGGTGCTGCGTCAGTAGTTGCTGCGTAGTATAATAACCCTGCAAACATAGCTAGTGCAACACTAACAAATATAGATAAATAAACATAATGAATAGTTTTTTCTGTTATTTTACTAGTTAATTCTCCAGGAGAAGACGTTTTAACATCTTTATTAAAATTATTTACTAATAATGACATAAAAATTACAAATCCCATAAATAATGCTATCCCGCCTATTGTTAAAGGATAATTTTTAGTAATTTTTCCTCCAGTATTTGTTTGTTTATATTTAACATTTCTTTTAATACCGTGCCATTTATTTGGTGCAAAAAAATTCATAATTGGATTTAAAATATATAAAAAACCATTCACAGTTTTATCTTTTGCGGATGTTAAATAATAGCTATTGTATAATAAAAACATTAGGAAAATAAAGGCACCTCCGCCAAACATTAAAATTGTATCCAATCTTATATGTTTCCAACTTTTATCTCCTTGTGATTCATCATTTGCATTAGGCCATAATTTTTTTACAAATTTATCTAAAACATTTTTTACTCTAAAAAATTTTTCAAAAAATGCATTAAAATAACCGGATAAACCTTCGGGTGTTTGCATTATTCTTAAAATCTTTACTCCAAAAAATCCAATCATTAATACAAGTAAAACAATAATTGGAAAATATACTATAATTGGTAATACATAAGTTGCTATTTTAACAGATGAATCTGTTTCAACATTTTCTGTCATTGATATATTTTAATGATATTAAATTTTATTAAATTTAATAAAATTTAATAAAATTTTAAGAAACTATTAATTTATATTATTTTGTAAAGTTTTTTTTCTATGACAATTTGGACATAATGCCGCTAAATTAGAAACATGATTTGAACCACCAAATTGTAGTTCTACTTTATGGTCTACTTCAAATGTTGCATCCAACATACTATTACACATATCGCATTTCCATTGTTGTTGTGCTGCTACATATTTCTTTTTACTTTCACTTACACACCTTTTATGTTTTTGCCCACCGTTTTGCCCAGAATTCATCATTCTTCGCATCTGCGGTGTGTTATAGTTTGCATTAGTTGATAAATGTGGTATAACATTTGGTTTTAAATTATTAAATTTTTCTTTAATACTTGTAAAATCCATTATAGGTGTGAGTAAATCACTGGTATTCTTATCAATGGGCATATATTTTATTAAACTATTGGCATGAATTAACATATTTTGTGATTCATTCGGGTGTTTTTTTATAAACATGTAAATAGATAAACCTATAAATCCATACATTATCATTTTATAGTATTTTTTCCCCAAAATTAAATAATTTGTAAATTTTCCTTCATAATAAGTATTTGCAACAAAAAATATTGTTATTAATATTATCCATTTTCTTATATGCATATAAAATAATTATATATTAGTTTTTTTTGTTTTATTTTTTTTTTCAAATTGTTTTTTCGTTTTTTTATGTTTTTTGTTTTCTTTTTTGTTTTCTTTTTTTGTGTTAATTCGTTTGTGATTTCTTTTTGTATTTTTTCTTATATTTTTTCCATTATTTCTCTCCAAAAATCTTTTTATTTTTTTTTGTAAAACATTGTCGCTTAAATTTTCTATTTTTTTTATTCTAGCACAACACATTTTATCTAAAGATTTGCAAATCTTACAATGGTCTGATAATTCATTTATAGACATCTTATGATATGGTTTATTTGGCTTATATAATTTTGAACCATATTTATCTGTTTCTTTCATTAATTTTAAATAATATTTAATTATTATTTAAAATACGTAATTTATTTTTTGGTCCTTTTATTTCTTTTTGCTTTTTTTGCTCTTTTTGCTCTTTTTTACTCTTTTGGTTCTTTTGGTTTTTTTTGCTTTTTTAGTTCTTTTGTTTGCTCC